AAATCGAAAATTTTTACGCGAAATCCGGCGGATATTTTTTTTGCGAGACCAAATACGGAGGGTCGGGCTTGCCCGGCAAGGCAGATGGGTCGTCGGCGAGATAACCCGCGTGATCAGCGGGAAAAGGGCAATCCTGGCAAGCGCAGGACAAAGGTAGAGCGTTTTATCGAAGAGGCGGACGCCCGCGCAAAGCTGCTCGCGGATATCCCGGCCGATGGCGGCGATCAGCTTGCCGCGCCGCCGTTCATGCTGGCACCGCTCTATAAGGATGTTCTCGCGATCTGGCATGCGTGCGCAGCGCTGCTGCACAAGAACCACTTTCTCGGCGCCCTCGATCGCCTGACGTTCGCGATGTACTGCGTCTACCAGGCGGAGTTCTTTGCAGCCGACTCCGACGTGAAGAAGAACGGCTTCTCCAAGATGGCCAAGGCCACGGCTGGCGGGATGCGTCCTTGGACGAACCCCGCGGTCGGGATCCGCGATGTGGCGTCACAGCGGGTGCTTGAGCTTTCGAAACGCTTCGGACTGACCGCACTTGATCGTGCGGTTCTGGAGCGCGAGTTCGCCTCTGCCGGAGGCGGATCGGATGAGTGGGGTCCGCTCGGGCGATCGCCGAATACTGGCGATGAAGCCGCGCCAGTTCACGATGACGACGGAATCGGAGCGGGATCAGAATTTGACTCAATGCCTCCAGTCGATCGGCCGAACTGATGCGTCATGGAATTGATCGAGGTCGCGTCTTCGACCGAACACGAAACGTCACTGCTGTCTGCGTCGCCTCCCTGCCTTCATCCTGAGCCGGAATGGATTACGCAGGCAGCCGATGAATTCGGCTGGGGTTGGGCGCGCCAGAACTGGCAGCGTGCTTCGCGTGTTCCTGGCTCGTGGTTCGATGCCAAGAAAGCCGATCGCGTCGTTGAGCAGTTTCCTCGCTGGTTCACGCTCACGACGCTGCGATTCGCAGGCAAGCCGTTTCGCCTGCTGTTCTGGCAAGAGGTTACGGTCCGCCTTCTGGTTGGCTGGAAGGCGCCGACTGAGATACTCGATCCTGAGACGCTGAAGCCGACGACCGTTCACGTCCGACTGTTCCAGGAATTGCGGCTCTGGGTGCCGCGCAAGAACGGAAAGTCGGAATTCTTCGCTGCGCTCGCGCTGTACTTCTGGTATTACGAGGGCACCTATCGCGCTACCGGGTTCGTGTTCGCCCACGACGAGAGTCAGGCGCGCGAAGTCTTCGACAAAATGGGAGATATGGTCGGCAACTCGCCGACGATGAAGAAGTCAGTTCGCGTTCTCAACCGCCAGCTCTGGGTCCAGAAGATCAAGGCGCCGTTCCGGTTGATGCCGGGCAAGGCGAAGGGCAAGCAAGGTCGCGCCCCGGCCGTCACGGTCGGCGACGAAATGGAAGAGTGGGCCTCACGTGCGCTCGCCGACGCGCTCCGGCAAGGCGAAGGTGCGCAGCTCCAACCGATGCGTCTCTATGCCGGAACAGCCGGATTGAAGACGCAGGTTGTTGGGCGCGAACTCTATCAGGAATCCGAGAAGCTACTCGACGGTCGTCTCGATGATCCGTCGATCATGGTGGTGCTCTTCGCCGCGGGTGATGAGGAAGATTGGAAGGACGACAAGCTTATCGCTCGCGTGAATCCGTCAATCGGCCTCTCGCCGACGATGAAGTTCTTGCATGGAGAGCGTTCCAAGGCGCTGGAGAGTCCGCGAGCAGAAGCTGAGTTCCGCCGATATCACCTCAATCAGTGGATTGAGGATCTGGTCCGGTGGATACCGGTTTCGAAGTGGGACGCATGTCGCGACGACGTCAAAGACAAGGAGGCGTGGCGGCGTTGGTACGACACGGGGTCTGAGGATCGTATCGCGGACGGTCGCTCCTGTGTTTTGACATTCGACTCCACGAAGAACTTCGACTTCGCGGCGATGTGCTGGCGGTTCGAACCTCTAAAGCATGGCGAGCGCCCGAAGTTTTTGTGGAAATTCTTCTTGCCCGAAGCGACGATCGCGAGGCGCGGTCGGGCGGAGAACCTGCAGAACGAGTTCGCGTATTGGGTCAAGTCCGGTCTTTTGGTTTCCATTCCCGGTGAGGTCTTTGAGCTTCGCTATGCCATCACGGAAGTTCGCAAGAGCCTCGCGCGGTGGAATGTGACTAAGGTCGGATACGATCCGTTCCAGGCGTTGCCGTTCTATACCGAACTCGTTAATCCGCAGACCGATGATCGGCCGTTGCCTGAAGATCTGTTCCTTGAGTTGCGATTCGGGACGAAGACGCTTGGGCCGCCGACCAAGGAATTCGAGCGCAAGATTCTTGGCGGCGCGATCGACCACGGCGGCAACCCGATCGCACGCTGGATGATCCAGCACTGCCACGTGCGCTTTGACGAAAACATGAACTTTGTGCCGGCGAAGAAGCGCTCCGAGCAATCGATCGATGGAATCGTCGCTGCCGTCATGGCAGAGGCCCTCGCGATGGGTCCGAAGGGCGAAAGCCTGGACGACTTCCTGAAGTCCATGAAGCCTGGTTGATCGCGCACATTTCCGATCCCGCGATGAAGGTTATTCGCTGATGGGCCTTCTATCATGGGCAGCGCAGAAGTTCGGACTAGCGAACGTCTCTGAATGGGCGAAGATTCGCGAGCAGTTGGGCTATGGAAACTGGGCTGGGAAACCCGTCACGCACGACAATGCGATGGAGATTTCCGCCTGGTGGCGGTCGGTCAAGCTCTATGCTGAAGTCACTGGCGCCATGTCGCTCAAGTTCTATGAGCGCATCGCTGATGACAATCGCAAGCCGGCTCCGGACCACTACGTTGCGGAGCTGATATCGCTCAGTCCGAATATCGATCAGACGCCCCTTGAGTTCTGGGGATGCCAGTCTGCCGCGCTGTGCATTTCCGGCAATGCATTTGCGGAAAAGAAATTCAGTGGCGATCGCCTTGTAACGCTGGAGCCGCTGCCGTTCACGACGAGACCCTACCGGCGTTCGGACGGCAGTCTTTGGTATTGCATTCCTGGGCGGCCCTACAGCGACGATTTGCCGCGCGATAAGGTGTTTCACACCAAGGGATTCAACCTTGGTGGTGATCTGGGGCTCTCACCTCTGACGGCTGCGCGACAGGCGCTGAGTATTTCGCTTGCGACAGAAGAGGCAGTTGGAAAGACGTTCGCTCAGGGCATGCGGTTGTCGGGGTTCTTTACCGGGCCGCTCTCCAACGAAACGCAGCGAAAGGATTTCAAAGAAGTCTTCATCGACCCGATCACGGGCAATGATGCGAAGGCGCATTACGGAATCCTGCCGCCCTCATTCGATTTCAAGACGATCAACATTCCGCCGAAGGATGCGGAAATGTTGCTCTCGCGCAAGCACAACATAGAAGACGTTGCGCGGTTCATGGGCGTTCCTCCGATTCTGTTGGGTCACGCCTCCGATGGCCAGACCATGTGGGGGTCGGGTGTTGAAAACATAATCCTTGCGTGGCTGACGCTTGGGCTCGACTCGTTCCTGCGCAATATCGAGTCATCGATCAACAAGCGCCTGCTGCTGCCGGGCGATCGTCGCAAGTATTACGCCGAGTTTGATCGCGACAGTCTGTTGCGTGCTGATAGCGCGGCTCGCGCGGCGCTGATCAACAGCCAGATTCAGAACGCGCAGATGACGCCGAACGAGGGTCGCAAGAAACTCAATCGTCTGCCTGTCGACGGCGGCGATGTCGCTCTCGTCAATTCCACGCTCATTCCGCTCACGCAAGTCGGCAATCGTGTTGCACGGGTGCAACACGCGCCAGGCGAGCCAATTCCGGAGCCCACGCCATGACGATGAAAACCAAAGCATTCGGGTTCGAAGTCAAGGCTCTTGACGAAGCCGGGAAGCTGAAGGGCTATGCTTCCGTGTTCAACGTCAGGGACAGTTACAACGAGGTCGTGCTTCCCGGCGCGTTCTCGGACTCTCTCGCGCGTCATAAGCGCGAAGGAAGCTATCCGTTGATGCTATGGCAGCACAATTCGGATGAGCCGATCGGCGTCTGGGATGACTTCTCCGACGATGGCAAGGGGCTCTATTCCGAAGGCGGGCTGCTGATCAATCAAAATGTCCCAACTGCTGACAAGACGCATGCGTTGCTCAAGGCGAAGGCCGTTCGCGGCATGTCGATCGGATACCGGGAAGTTGATGTTGAGCCATCGAAGGATGGTGAGCCGCGCAAGCTGATCAAGCTCGATCTGATGGAAGTATCCATCGTTTCGTTTCCGGCCAATCGCCGCGCATTGGTAGAGGCTGTGAAGAGCGACGCATGGGGCAAGCTGGAAATTCTGGCGCGAAAACTACGCGACGGCGAGCCGCTTCCCACCAAGGAATTTGAGGACATCCTGCGTGAGGCAGGGGTCCCGAAGAGTATGGCCGTACAGATCGCCTCTGTCGGTTATGCGAAGGCCATCCGGAGTGAGTCTGGGGGTGATGAGGCGAATCCTGCTGTCGCAAAGGCGCTCGCGGATTTCCGCAAGCGCGTCGACAGCTTCACCCAACTGGAAATCTGAAAAAGGACTCACAGCGATGAAGAATCTGATTTTGCACGCGGCCCTGATGTCGGGCGGCGCCGCATGGCTTTGTGCCGTGCCGACAGGAATGCGGCAGATTGGCCGTCCGCAAATCTGTTTCAAGGCCGAAGACGGAAGCGGCGGCGGCTTCACGGCCGACGACATCATTGCGCTGACGAAGAAGCTCGATGAGGTCACCGGCCAGGTCAAGGAATTCGGCAAGGAGTACAAGACCAAGAGCGAGGCCGGCGACAAGATCACGGGCGACCTCAAGGAGAAGACCGACAAGGCCATCGCCGAGCAGGGCGAGCTGCGCAAGCAGATCGAGGATCTGGCGAAGATGCCGGATACGATCAACGAGCTGAAGGCGCGCACATCTGAACTCGAACAGAAGATGGCTGGCGGCCACAAGCACGAACGCACGATCGAGGAGATGTCCCCGGGCGAACAGTTCGTCGCTAACGACAAGGTCAAGCAGTTCGCTGCGGAGAGCAGCAAGGCCCGCGGTCGCGTTCGCATCGACGTGAAGGCGATCACGACTGCGTCGATGACCGGCGCCGTTGTGGCCCCGGATCGTCAGCCCGGCGTACTCATCCCGCCGGAACGTCGCATGACGGTGCGCGATCTTCTCACGCCTGGTCGCACCAACTCGAATGCGGTGCAATACGTGCAGGAGACCTCGTTCACGAACAACGCCGCGGTCGTCTCGGAAGGCGTCACGAAGCCGGAGTCGACGCTTGTCGATCAGCTCGTGACCGCCAACGTCGCGACGATCGCGCACTGGATTCGCGCATCCAAGCAGATCCTGGACGATCTTCCGCAGTTGCAGTCGCAGATCGACGGCCGTCTGCGTTACGGTCTCGCCTACGTGGAGGAAGCCGAGTTGCTGCTGGGCTCTGGCCTTGGCAATCATCTCAGCGGCCTTGTCACGCAGGCGACCGCATATTCGGCGGCGTTCGCGCCGGAAACTCCGAACCGCATCGACGCCATTCGTTTGGCGATCCTTCAGTCTGAATTGGCGTTGCTGCCGGCTACCGGCATCGTCATCAACCCGACCGACTGGGCGCGTATCGAGCTGACGAAAGACAACGAGGGGCGCTATATCTTCACCAACCCGCAGACCGTCACGTCTCCGACGCTTTGGGGCCGCCCTGTCGTTGCAACCCCGGCAATGACCGTGACCAAGTTCTTGACCGGCGCGTTCAAGCTGGGTGCCCAGGTGTTCGATCGCGAAGACGCGAACGTCGAGGTGTCGACCGAAGACAACGACAACTTCGTGAAGAACCTCGTCACGATCCGCGCGGAAGAGCGGCTCGCCCTCGCGATTTATCGGCCGCAAGCCTTCATCTACGGCACTTTCCAGGCGACGACGTAAGTCGCATTCGTTTCGACGAATGAACCAAGCAGTCAGGTCCGTCTTCGGGCGGACCTGATTTTGGCAGGAGGCGTGAATGCGAATCCGAATGAAGGCCCTGAAATCCTACAACGGCAGTCCAGGCGAGGGCGTCCAGCAGCCGGACGGAACCTGGTACATTGATGCCGGCTCTGAATTTTTCTGTGCCACTGAGCCCCGCGCTAACGAGATGGAGCGCGCAGGTCTTGCTGTTCCGCTTCCTGCGTCGAAGCTGGATGAAATTCGCGCCGACAAGATGGCGCCCTTGCCGGTCAACAAGATGGAGCCGGCGCCACAGAACAAGGCGGCCACATCCGGCCCTTTAGCTTCGGCTGGTGGCGAGACTGGCGCGGCGAGTGCGCCATCATCGTCGGATCAGGTCCGTCAGCCGCGTCGGCAAACCTCGAAGCGTTCCGCGGGTGCGCTCGATTTATAGCCATCAACGAATCGTGGCGGCTGTGTCCATGGGCTGATGTTCTCTACGGATGCGACGGCAATTGGTGGAAGGCGCGAGAGGGAGTTCCGGAGTTTTCAGGAACGAAGATCACCAACGACAACGGCGCATGCACTCAATTTCTGGCGCTGAACAACATCACGGTTGAAGAGCAATCGGATCGGATACTCACGGCCCGTGCTGGTGTTGTTGGGGATGGCGGTAACTCAGGGTTCCAGGCGCTCAATATTGTGGTTCAGTTCGGAGCCTCGAAGATCATCCTTGTCGGCTTCGACATGCGGCTTGACCGCGGAATTCACTGGCACGGCCGTCACCAGCGCGGCCTGAACAATCCGAGTGAGGCGAATCTGTTTCGTTGGCGCCGCGCCTTCCATGCAGCGGCGCCTGATCTTGATGTGCTTGGTGTGAGAGTCTTCAACGCCAATCCTGATTCCGCACTGACTGCGTTTCCGTTCGCAACACTTGAGGCTGCGCTCGATGCTGGCAACGATCATACCGGCCTCAGAACTTGCAGTGTCGATGGCGGAAGCCAAGGCGCACACGCGCACGGCTGATTTTACCGATGACGATGTGATGATCGAGGTCTATCTGAGGACCGCGATCGAGTTCGTGGAGAGTGAGACCAACCTTAGGCTTGCGCCGGCAACCGTTCAGTTCCGGATGGAAGGCTGGCCGTGTCATTGCTGCCATGACCTCGATCTGCCGGCAGCGCCCGTGCGCGATGTCGAGAGCGTCAAATATTTGGATGCGAACGGCGCGGAACAGACGATCGCCGCGGATCAATGGATGTGGCGGCGGAACACGCAGGGCAAGGGAACGGTCTCGTTCGTGCGGTCGTATTCATGGCCAACGCTTCTCAATGAGCGGCGCGATACGGTGTTCGTGACCTTCGATGCGGGGTTTGACGTGCCGGGCCATACCGGAACGGGCGACGATCCGGATTTGCGCTTGCCATATCTCGCCCGTGCCGCTGTGCTTCTGCTGGTCGGGCATTGGTACGAAAACCGCGAAGAGACGACGGTGGGAGCGCTGTCCAATCTGGCGCCTGGCGTGAAATCTCTTTGCGACAAGCTGCGCGTCTATCGCTGACAGGGTTTTGCATGTCGATCCGCTATTGCGACAAGGTGCTGCCGACGCAGCCGTATTTTTCGCGCCTTTTCGAGGGTGGAGGATACAGCCTGGCGATCGCGCGATCTGTGATGGAGTTTTCAGCGGGTCGTTCGCCGGACCAATTCCGTCTGAAGACACCAGCGCATGTCGGCTTTGAGGAAATGAGCAGCACGCCCGCGGCGTTGTCGCTGCTGGTGTTCCTCATCAAGGCGACGGGTGCAAAGTCGATCCTCGAGATCGGGACCTTCATCGGTCACACGACCATGCATCTGGTCAAGGCTGCGGGTGAGGATGCGCGTATCGTGACGATCGAATGCGGCTCGGAGTTCGCACATCTGGCCGAACAGAATTTCTCCGCCAACGGTCTGTCGGACCGCATCACGCTGATGGAGGGGGAAGGAAGATCGGTGCTGGCCAGCCTTGCGATGTTGCCGCACAAGTTCGATCTGATCTTTCTCGATGGCGGCAAGCAAGACTATCTGGTGGCCGCGCAGACGTGCGAGGCGTTGTTGAGCGAAAGTGGGATGCTCGTTGTCGACGATGTCTTTTTTCATGGCGATGCGCTCAACAAGGAGCCGACGACGGCGAAGGGCGTGGGTTGTCGCGATCTGCTGAACCACTATCAGGGCAGGTCCGACATCGGAACGCTACTGCTCCCGATCGGCAATGGTTTGCTGATCGTGTATCGCGCAGCAGCGGGAGTTGAGGATCATCCGCTCCCGGCGCAACATCTGGCGCGCGTTTTGGGGTTCTCGCACGCATGAATCCGGTCAAAGCTCCGAACGTGGCGCCAAAAGTCTCTGTTCTGATCACGACATTCAATCGGTCAGCGCTGCTGCGTCGCGCACTGGCGTCGGTGCTGGCGCAGGACTACGACAACATTGACGTTGTCGTGATCGACGATTGTTCGGCGGATGACACGCCGCATGTCGTGGCCGAGTTCGTGAGCCCGCGTCTTCGCTACGTTCGCAACGAGGTCAATGTCGGTTCGAAGTCGGGCGACCTTGCGATCATCAAGCGTTTCCTGGAAGAATTCTGCGATGGCGACATGTTCGTCTATCTCTGCGATGACGACTATTGGTTGCCAACGAACCTGATCAGCAGAGCGGTCGCAGCGTTCACCAAACATCGCTCGATCGCGTTCGTCCAAGGTGGCATGGTGCATTGCTATCCGCATCCCGTGCCGAAGCTCGCTCCGAATGAGGATTACGTCAGCTACTCGTTCCTGGACGTCGACAAGACGCAGGTGTTCTGGGGTACGCTCTTCCCGCCGGGGTTCATCCGCGGAACCGAATATCTCAGGCTCTTCGCGCAAGATCCGAAGAACCGCAACATCGTCATCGGCGCGACGGTGTTCGATACCGTGAAGTTCAAGGCGTCGGGCTCGCTCGGTCGCGCTGACGGCGTGCGCTGGCAGGCGGGATACGCGATCCTGGCCGGCGCCGCGACGCAGGGCGATGTGTATTATCTCGATGAGCCGTGCGTGATGACGGCGGTCGACCGCAACAACGCCAGCCATCGTGGAACGCAGCTCGCGCATCTGCAGGATTGCGTCGCCTCGATCAACGCGGCGTTCGGCGACAATGTGGAATTCATAGAGCTGCGCAATGCGATGATGCGTGCGGTGTTCAAGCTCTTCATGTGCAACAAGATCGCGCACAAGTGGGGATGGTTCGCCACGAACGCGATGGGCGATATCAGCGATATCATGCTGCCGCCGATCTCGGCCGATGACTTTTTGAAGGCGATGGAGGGCGTGCCGCTCTCGCGTGAGAATCGCAAACTGATCGAGGCCTCTGATCTTCCGCTTGTCGAGGTCTTGAGCGCGATCGGTTCGGGTGTGGACGTTCCGGGGTGGCATCGCGTTTTGAAGATGGCGTCGTGAATATCTGCCTGTCTGTCGCCGCATGGGGTGACAAGAACGTTGAACTGTTGGCGCGGTTTTCGTTTGCAAGTCTGCTTGCGTCTGGGAATCTTCCGGCGCTTGCGCGCGACAACGCGATCACGGTTCATATCGCGACATCGTATGCGGACTATCAGAAGCTGAACGCAATGCCGGTGATCGCGAGGCTTGCTGAGCATTGCACGATTGCGTGGGACTGGTTTGAAGATCTCGATCTGGGTGACGGACCAAGCAACACGGACGCTCGCAAGTACGGGTTCCTGACGCTGTTGCAGAACCTCGCGATGGTACGGGCCGGCGAGCATGACGCGCTGATCTTCAATTATGCGGATTTCGTCTGGGCAAATGGTGCGCTGCCTGGTGCGGTCCGGTTGTTAGGCGACGATGTCGATGCGGTTCTCGGGTTTTGCATGCCGGTCGATTTGCAGGTTGGCAAAGCTGCGCTTGAGGGATGGCGATCGGGTGATACGATCGATGTAACGCCGCGGGCGCTCGCGGATATCTGTCTGTCTTCGCTGCATCGTGAGGCAAGCTATCGTTATTGGGATGCGCCATCGTTCACACATTTTCCATCATATCTGCTGTTTCGGGTCGGGGAAGACGGGGCTGTCGTTCGGGCCTATCATCAGACGGCGCTGGTGTTGCGGGTAAAGCGCGACGATGCGCACTACAAGCGGGGAATCACGAACGGCACGCTCGATGGGCACTACACGTCAGAGATCGCAAAGAACGGCAAGGTCGTGCATGCAGTGGATTCAGATGACGTGATGGTGTTCTCGCTGCACGACACGCATGTTGATTCACGGATGCGGGGTGGCAATAGAAACGCGATCCTGCGCCGGTTCGTCGGGGATCGGGCCGATCCGCAGCAGATCAAGTTCTCGGAAACTGCGCTTCGGATCAAGCGCCAAGTGAGCGATGAAGCGCAATGGCATGATGTCGAGGTCACGAGTTCCAGATTGCTGATGCATGCGCGATCTGCTTCAGGTCGGTCCTGAATGCTGACGGCTTATTACGATCTTGCGCTGTGTCCCCCGACATATGACTTCGTGTCGTTCCTGCTGCATGTGGAGTGCGAGCGGATCAGGCGTCAGGAAACCCATTGCAGCGTCGAGTTTCTTCCAGGTACGGTTGGCGGTTTTCGGCGTGATCGATTGTGGCCGTTTTCGGTTGCCGAGCGTGAAGGCCTGCTGAACAACCTCGTCATGCCAATGTGCTCGCTATTGCCGTCGTGTCTTAGCGCACAGCGCAGCGAACGCGGGGCTCTGAAGGCTCCATCGATCGGAAACCTTGATCGTCTGTACGGGCTTGGAGTCTTTGTCGAGGCTATGTCGAAGACGGGTGCGACGCTGCGCGCTCCTTGTCCGGTTGCCGAGAAGGGATTTGTCACGATCACGCTTCGTGAGTGTGAGCATTGGCCTGAGCGCAACAGTGACAAAGAGGAATGGATTGATGCCGCAGGGGAGATCCAGCGGAGTGGGTTCAAGGTGTTATTCGTGCGGGACAGCCTTCAGGCGCATACGCCTATCGGCGGGTTCCGTACTATACCGCAAGCCTCAACAGGCATAGTTGCGCGGGCCAATCTATACGCGTCTGCGTTCTGCAATCTGTTCGTATCGAGCGGACCGGCATGGCTGGCGATTGGTCTTGGGGCGCCCTGCCTGATCTTTCGGCCGATCAATGATGAGTCGAATAATCCTGCCGCGCGTAGCTCTCATTTCTTTGCAAGCGGGATTGATCGCGGCGGGCAAGTGCCTGGTGCACTGGAAACGCAGCGTTTGGTATGGGAGAGCGACGACAGGCATTCGATCGTTGCTGCTTTCGAACGCTACAGGGGCGAGCATGCGCGTTAAATTCATCGCCGACTTCGATTGGCATCCAAACCCCAGAACGACAATTGCGTACAAGAAGGGCATGGAAATGGCCGTTCCTCAGGCTTGTGGCGACGCGGCGATTGCGGCCGGCAAGGCCAGGATGACAAAGCCGGCGCAATCTGACCGCATCAAAGCTCTTCCCGTTGGCCGCTGAATCGTGGCGCAGGATAGAACAACGGCCGGCGGGTTGCGGGAGATCGTTGCATTCGATCAGCGTGCGCTGCAATCGGATGGATACGGAAATTCGCAGGCGGATTGGGTCGAGCGCTTCAGGGCGGCGGCACGGATCAAGCCGGCGCGAGGCGGAGAGACGATCCAGGCCGCGAGGCTCGCCGGGTCTCAGCCGGTGGTCATCACGGTTCGATCGTCATCCAATATGCGCATGGTCAAGTCGGAATGGCGTGCACGCGATGTGCGCTCGGGGACGATATACAATATCCGCTCGATCGTGAACCCGGATGAGAAAGACAAATTCATCGACATGGAATGTGACGCTGGGGTTGCGACATAATGGCGAACGCCAGCGTTGAACGATTCAAGAAGCTGATCGATAACCTAAAGCAAGAGGTTCATGACGGCGCGGTCAGCGAGTTGCACAATCAGGCGCTCGGCCTTGCAGCGTTGATCGAAAGCGTCGCCCCGAAGGGTGAAACAGGAAACCTTGAGCATTCCGTCAATGTCATACCAGGCAAGATCGATACGCAGGTTCGTGTTGTCGCTGGCGGTAGGTTGACGGTTCGAACAGCTATATCATCGAAGCCCTACGACTACGCGAGGGCAGATGAATTCGGCACGCAGAAGATGCCGGCCAAGCCGTTTTTCTTTCCGACCTATCGTCTGCGCAAAAGGAAGATCGTCTCGGCGATGAAGCGCAAGATCACGGCATCGATCAAGAAGAGATCGGCAGAATGAGCGATCCAAGCCTTCTTCTGCAGGGCGCGGTCTTCGCTGCGCTCAGAGCAAATGGCGCGCTTCCTGCCGTTGTCGCCGGCAGGATTTACGATGAGGTTCCGCCGGTACCGACGTTTCCATATGTGACTGTGGGTGACGGGCAGATCATTGGTGACGATACGGAAGATTGCGGCGATGGCTCTGAGATATTCATTCAGGTCGACGCATGGTCGCGTGCGGTTGGGTATCCTGAAGTCAAATCAATCGCCGCTGCCATTCGCACAGCTCTGAAGATACCGATTGCGCTATCGGGATTTGAAGTGTCGGTTATCCAGTTTCAGCAATGCCAGTACCTGCGTGATCCTGACGGCAAGACGCGGCATGCGGCAATTCAGTTCCGCTATCTGATCACCCACAACATCTAAGGAGACCGTCATGGTCGCGATTACTCCGCTTCGGGGAACACAGCTCTATATCAAGGTTGGCGATGGTTCATCGCCGGAGGTGTTTGCGCATCCTTGCCTCATCAACACCAAGCGCGGAATCAAATTCGCGTCCAGTACCAACAAGGTGATCATCCCGGATTGCGACAATCCGGAAGACCCTGCATGGTCGGAGGCGATCAAGGACGCCCTGAGTGCTTCGATCGATGGCGCCGGTACGCTTGACAACAAGGCGGCAGTGATCAGCTTCTATGACGCATGGTTCCGCGACGTCGACTCGCGCAACGTGCGGATCTATCTCGGCACGATGGGGCACTGGAGCGGCGCCTTCCATCTGACCGGATGGGAGATCAACGGCGATCGCAACGACAATGCCCAAGCGAGCATTTCTCTGGAATCGGATGGTGCGCTCTCTGCCTTCGTTCCTGGCTCATGAGCTTTGACGGATCGGTTGATCTCGTCTGGGCCGGGGATGAGCGGAAGTTTCGTCTAGGCATCGCGGAGCTTCTGTCGCTGCAGGTCAAGCGCGATTCCGGCCCTTACGAAATCCTGGTGCGTCTGCAAACAGGCATGTGGCGCGTTGAGGATTTGCAGGAAACGATCCGCATCGGTCTCATCGGCGCGGGCGTGGATGGCGGCGCTGCGCGCAAGCTCGTTGACGAGAACGTGCGCGAAGGGCGCCTGACAGCAAATGTTCTGATCGCTCAGGCGATCCTACTCAATGCGCTCGCGGGCGATCCGGAAGAACCGGTGGGAAAAGAAGGGCGGCGTCGGAAGCGCCGGGGAGCCAAAGACTCTCCGTCGCCGCCTTCTACCGAAACGGCGCAGTGATGGGCTTTTCGCCGAAACAGATCGGGGAAATGAGCCTCTTTCAATATGCAGCCTGCGTTGATGGCTGGAACGAATCGCAAGACGCAGAAGCGGTTGAGGCGCCTACCGCTGAAGAATTCGAAGCTGCGAAAGCCGCGCACGGCGATGCATAGGTTCGTTTATGGCTGATGATACAGCAGCGCTCGTGGTCGCGCTTTCGGCGCAACTGACGAAGTTCGAGAAGGATATGAAGGGCGCTGTCGATATAGCCGACAAGCGCACCAAGGAGATCGAAGGCAAGTTCTCTGCGTTGAATACGACGATCAACAACAAACTCAACGCGGTCTCGTCACAAGCAAGGGGCAATATCGGTTTTCTCGGCGATCTGCTGTCGTCGCTCGGCGGCAAAGGTGCGGCTGCAGCAGTTGCGATCGGCGTCGTCGCTGGAGCGATTACATTTCTCGCAAGCAAGACCGGGGAGTTCGCCGATAAAGCCAAGCTGCTGAAGGAAGGCGCGGACACTGCCGGGCTGTCGATCAATCAATTCAAGCAGCTCGGTTCGGCCGGCAAGACAGTTGGTCTGGATTTCGAGGAGACATCGGCATTCTTCATCAAGTTCATTGCCAATCTGGGCCAGCTTCGCGAAGGGCAGGGGCCGCTTTACGAAGCGCTGCTGAAGGTGGACACCGGTCTACTGCGGCAACTGTCGACTACTAAAGACAGCGCGAAGGCCGTTGATCTTCTGGTCGCGGCATTCATCAAGCTCAACAACCAGACGGACAAGCTTGATATCGCAAAGGCGGCGGGCGGCAAGGCCGGGCTTGCCGGCGTGCGTCTCCTGGATACTTTGGGCAAGCAAGGCGGCTTGACCGGGCTGGAGGCGAACAACCCGAAGATTGATGAAAAACAGATCGAGCGCGCGGCGCAGCTCCGCGTTGAGATCGAGGCGATCGAGAAGAAGACCAAGAATATCTGGGGAGGGATGTTTTCCGATGCGATCCTGACCCTTGAGAAGGATTCTGCTACAGTCCTGCTCGCAATTGCGCAATTGGTCGAGCGCATCACGGCCGCAAAGGAGAGATCGAAAGCAACCGGCGAGGCGCAGCCGGCGTCGTTCGCAGATCGCTTCGACGCGCTGCCAGGTGGACCGCTCAGGATCAGGACCGGAGGAACTCCTGAGGTTGTGCCGGCAGCTACGGGGGCAGGTTCTCCGTCCGTAGAACTGGAGATTCTGCGCAAGAATCTCGCGCTGATCGGCGATGCGATCACGCAAGGCGAGCAATGGAAACAGAAGCGCCTTGAGATCGCAGCGGCTGCGGAGAAGGGTGGATTGAGCGACGGCACGGCATCGCGGGCGCTGGCTGCATTCAATCTGACCATGAAGGCGTCTGCGCTGGCAACACGCGAGCGTCTTGCAGTCGCGACCGAACAGCAGATCGTTGATGTGAAGCTCGCGCAGCTCGCGCAGGACAAGGTGAAGTTCGGGTTGACCGAGAACGAGGTCCAGAGGGCGACTGTTGTGATCTTGCGTGAATCGAAAGACGCGGCAGACGCGTTGACGGTTCGGCAAGCTTACCTACCGGGGCTCAAACAGCTTGAGCTTGATGCCCGCAATGCCCGCAAGGGGCTCGATGAGTTCGCAACCAGCGGCGTGAATACGGTCACGGATGGACTTGCCGATATCGTCACGGGGACGAAATCTGTTTCGGACGGCTTTCGCGACATGGCGAACTCGATCCTGCGTGATCTTGCACGGCTTGCGATTCGTCAGGCGATTGTGGGTCCGCTTGCGAATGCGCTGGGGTCTCTTCTTGGCGGGGCGGGCGGAGGTGTTCTTCCTGGTGGCGCCGTGCTCGGACAGGGCGGGATCGGCCACAATGCCGGCGGCACCGACAATTGGCCAGGTGGTCTTTCGTGGGTGGGTGAGGGGGGTCCGGAGCTGATGAACGTGCCGAAGGGCGCGCAGATCATTCCGAACAATGTCGCGATGGCAGGCGGGGGAAACTCAGGCCCGATCAATATCAGCATGTCGGTCGATCTCAAAGGTGCGAACGGGGATGAGACGATTGCACGAATGTCCGCGGCTGCGGCGCGTGCGGCTGTTGCGCAGGCTGTTCAGATCACCAATGCGGGCATGCCTGGCCGTCAACGCCGCTTGAATTTGCTGGGTACGTGATGACCACTGTCGCGCTCTTTCATTTTCCGTCATCGCTGCTCAAGGCCGCGCAGTGGTCATGGGAGATCACCAGCCAGCTTGTGGGGTCTGGGCAGACCGCGTCGGGGGTCAGCCCGGTGACGCGGATAGATGGTGGCGGGGCGTGGAAGGCAACGCTGTCCAATTTCAATTTACGGCATCCGGAACATCGGCGGTCTTGGCGTTCGGTATCAGCGATATGTGATGGAGGTGCGTCGCCGATCGTGGTGCCGTTGCAATGCAGTCACGATGCGCCGTTTCCAGCTGGAGGCGGAGGTTTGCTGACATCGTATCCGGATGTCATGCATACGGACGATGTGCCGTTCGCCTCTGGCGTTGGATATCATGTCGGCGTGATCGATGCGACACTTAGTGTTGCAGCTTTGCTGGGTGCGACATCGATCAAGGTCGATATCGCCTATGGCGGCGATCTTCAGGGCGGCGAGCACTTCTCGATCAATCATCCGGTATTGCGCGATCGGCTCTATCGGGTGCGTACAGTCAAGGACAATGGTGACGGCACGTGGAATGTCACGATCACACCGCCACTTCGTGCCGATACTCCCGCCGGCATATTTCTGAATTTCGAAAGCCCGAAGGTTGTCATGCGGCTTGCGACGGGCAACGCGATGGATGCGACGTTTGAAAGCCCGAACGTATCGCGTCCGACCGTGAACTTCATCGAATCCTTCCCGCCGTTTCCGGTGCCTTGAATCATGCTTGCTCTCAATGATGACGAGGTCGACGCAATCGATAGCTCAACACAGCGTATTGGGATTTTCTTTCGGCTGGAAACCGACCCGGTTGTTCGTCTCTGGCTTGGGGTTGGACCGTGTCGCGTTGCGTCGAATGCGATGGATGCTAACGGAGCGATCTATACCGGGTTCGGAGAGCTAAATAACGTCCCGGACGTCGACCAACTCATCAATGGTGTTGCAACACGCGTTGAATTCATGGTGTCCGGCGTGTCTGGTCGCGCGATGCAAGCTGCTGTGGAAGACGCACGCAGCATTCAAGGTGCGGCTTGTGCGCTTGGTGTTTGTCTGTTCGGAGCGTCCTGGCAGCAGCTCGGGTCTCCGAAATGGGTGTTTCGTGGCATCGCAGATTATATCACACGCAACCAGGAAACCGCGGAAGGGGGGATTGTCCGCACGATATCGCTCTCTGTCGGATCTCGCTTTACCGGGCGTCGTCGGCGCGGTCTCTCCTATCTGACCGATCAGGATCAGCAGTTGCGTCATCCCGGGGATCGGTTCTTGGAGCGCACGTCACTCTATGCGCAGGACTCGAACAAGGTGTGGCCGCGGTTTAGCTGATGGCTGCGCCTGATACGTTATCGCTTTTTCTGACCGAACTAAGATCACGCGCCTTTGTCTGGGGCGAGTGCGATTGTCTCATGTCTGTTGCGGACTGGGTGCTGCGCAAGACGGATCGCGATCCGGCGTCGGGATGGCGCGGAAGTTATCACAGCGCACGCGGCGCATATCGGATCATCAAGCATGCGGGTGGGATTGTTGCGCATACGGATCATTGCATGACCGCGATCGGAATAGCGCAATCGCATGGGATTCAGCGCGGTGATGTCGGAATTGTGGAGACTTACGCCGGCCTGATGGGGGCGATCTGTTTGCGCGAGGATCTATGGGCAATCAAGACCGCAGATGGGAATAGCATCGCTGCTGCGCCATTTCCCGTCTGCGCTGTCTGGCACTTGGAGATGCATTGATTCATGCCAGCAGTAGTCGGTGCATTGGCGATTGAAGGCATCGCGCTTGCGAGTGCTGAAACGGCTGCGGCTATTACCGCGATATCGATTGCAGGAGTGAGTGGCGCGACGATCCTTGGGACAGGCATCATCCTGGCCGGAACGATTGGCATTCAAGCGCTGCTCTCCAAGAACGCGGGCAACCAATCGACCTCTGGGCTTGCTTCTGGATCGGCGAACCCTGCCGAGAACGGTCATGTTCCGATTCGGCAATCCATTGCGCCACGGATCGTCGCATTCGGCCGCGCGCGATTGGCTGGCACCTATGTGTTGTTTGAAGAGAAGAATGGGGATTCTTACGACATCACTGTGTTTCACCATGGCCGCATCTTCAACATCGTTGGTTATTACCTGCATGACGACGTGGTGGAACGCGTCGGGGGAACGGTCCAGGAACAAGGTGACGGGCGTTATGCAAACGACGTCATCTATATCGAAGCGCGCTTAGGGGTTGAATCTGAAACATCTTACGGACCAGCGGTCACAGCGCTGCCCGAAATCTGGACCTCCGGTAGTCATCTGGGCAACGGGTTGGCATCCGCGCTGTTGATCTGCCATGGCGTCAGCATCGATGCTTTCACGCAAGTCTACCCGCGTGGTCTGCCGCAGCTCTCGATCATTGCAGATTGCACGCCGGTTTATGATCCGCGTGATGAAACACAGTCTGTGGACAATGACGGGACATGGACATCAACCTCAAATCCGGTGCTCCAGCTCGTAAGGTTTCTGACAGACGCCGACATCGGCATGGGCTTTGAAAGGTCAATCCTGATCGACCCGGTGATTGAGGCCTTGAATGCGCAAGCAGACGTTTGCGACGAACCGATATTGCTTGCTGATGGTGGGATCGAACCGCGCTACGCATCGAATGGTTTTTTTTCGCTTGATACCGATCCAGTGAACGTGATTGCGGGAATTCTTGATACTTGCGACGGATGGATTTCTGAGGATGGGGCCGGCGGTCTAGTCTGTGTGGTTGGAAAATATCGCGAGCCTGAGTTTACGATCCCCTCGCGACATGTCCGCGGCTTTACCATTCAAGATGGCATCGCGGATGAGGAATTGGTGAATGAGATAACGTTCTCCTACACCGAGCCTTTGGCTGATTATAAGACTCTTCCCGGTCAGCCATGGCGCGACGAAGAGAATATTTCTGCGCGCGGAAAGACGCGTTCGCAGCCCTTCGACATGCCGTGGGTGCAATCACATTCGCAAGGCAGGAGACTCTCCAAACGCAAGCTTGCCAAGGTCAACGCGCCGTTGCGCGGATCGATCAAGACGACACTCTATGGTCTTCAAGGTCTTGGCGAGCGCTGGATCACGATCGATGCGGTGGATGTCGATGGCGTCTTTGACGGACTCGTGGCCGAAGTGCAGGGCATGAAGATCGACCTTATCAATGCGCAGGTGACGTTCGATTGGATATCGGTTGACCCTGATACGATCGATGAATGGAATGCTGCAACGGAACAAGGCGCGGCACCGACGATTCCCGATAAGTTGGTGTCTCCGCCTCCGCCGCTTCCCACCGGTCTCGCCGCAAACATGCAGGCGATCAGTGGCACCCAGATCAGTATCGTCTGCAAAGTGGATGATCCCGTTCGCTCCGATATCACTTACCAGGCACAATATCGCATCACGGGTTCTGGCTCGCCATTTACGCAGCTTCCAAGGCAGAGCGGAACATTGACGAGCGGTCGGGTGAAGACCGTGTTCCTGACCAGCATTTCTAGCTCATTCGTTCCAGCCTATACGCTCGACGTCGAGATCCGCGCCTTCGCACCCAGCGGGTCGCCATCAGCCTTTACGAGCGCGGTTGTTGCGCCGTTCGACGCGGTCGATCCGGCCTGATCCTTTCCCGTAGGATTTTCGATGACACTCAATCTGATCCAATCCGGCGTCGAGATTTGGCGCAAGCATGTGACGGATGCCGTCCCGAGTTCCGGGCTGCATTCTCCGGATCAGAACGAGATTCAGTCTTGGGCTGGCGACGTCGAGAGCCTTCTGGATGTTGGATTTGGAATATCTGTCATCACACGCTCGCTTTCGACTCCGCCCGTGTCCCCTGCCACGGGAGCGCGATATATCGTAGGATCATCGCCGGACGGAGATTGGTCGACATACTTACAGCATGATATCGCCGAATGGGATGGAGTCCTGTGGAGCAATCGCACGCCATCCATCGGAAATGCGATCTATATCGTCGATGAAGCCGCACGACTGACGTTCACGGGAAGCAATTGGACCTCTGAATTTCCCAAGGCATCCGCATCGGATCAGGAAACAGCCTCCAGCAACGGTGTTGCTGTCACGCCGGGCGTTCAGCATCGGCATCCGAGTGCCGCGAAGGTCTGGGCTTATTTTGGCGTCACCGGCAACAACATCGTATCTTTCAATGTGTCCTCTATCGGAGACAACGGACCAGGAGATGCAACGGTCAATTTCACGACACACTTTTCGAGCGCGAACTATTGCAGCCTCGTGGGTACGGAGAGTTCCGGTATCTTTACACATGGGCAGTCGTTTGCGGGAGCCGAGAAGGCCACTGATCATTGCCGCGTCTTAGCAGTTACGTTTTCTGCGGGTGCCGCCGCATCTGGCGACCCGAATGCCTATAACTTCGTGGCGTTCGGAGATCAGTGAATGAAAGCCATCATCTATACATCGACTGATGGTCGCGTCTGCATCGTGCGTCCAGCGCCCTGGGCACGACTCTGCCGCGCTATTACATATGACGGAAAACGCGTTCAATTCGAGCCGCGTCCGTTTGATCAGCTTGTGAGGCGCTATAAGACCGTCGATCTTGCGCCTGAATGGGCGGAGACTGAAGATAAATTCGTCCGGCGTATTATGGAAAAGGACGTTCCATCGACGGCCAGAGAGGCACTCATCATCGATGACAGTCTGATTCCGGCCGATCGCACGTTCCGTGCGGCTTGGACTCGTGATGTGGGTCGGTTGGTATCAATCGACATGTCAAAGGCGCGTGAGATTCATCGCGACCGCATGCGATCTGCTCGTGGGCCAAAATTGAGAGAACTCGATGTCGCATATCAGCGTGCGGACGAGGCTGGCGATATAGACCAGAAGCGTACCATCGCAGCAGAAAAGCAGACATTGCGGGATATAACCGCGCATCCAGATATCGATAATGCAATGACGCCGGACGCGCTGAAGGCCATCTGGCCAGAAGTCCTGGGTTGAGATATCTCCATGGGCATTCTCGATAGCTTTATAGCGCTCGCGGCTGAGGTCTGGCGAAAATACAATACTGCTGGAGTTCCGGCGTCAGGATTACATAGTCCGGAATTGCAGGACATTGAGCAATGGGGCGACGATGTTGAGTCGGCGCTGGAGACAATCTTTGCATTGCTGCCTGTCGGAGCCGAACCTATTCTGGTCACGGGCGCTTCAGCCACGATTGCGGCTAAGACGACTGCAATCGCCGTACAGCGTGCAGCACCGTCTACGACCGCACTGGCACTTCCTGCTGTAGCGGATCAACAGGGAATTCCGCTCAGGATATCTGATTGGTCAACAGCGGTGACCGATCATACGATCACGCTGACGCCCGATGGATCTGAAACCATCATGGGGAATGCGAACTATAATATCTTCTCCAGCGCGACGCAGAACGGCGGCGCAAGCCTCTATCCTTCAACCGCGCTCGGCGGCTGGTACCTCGCGCCCTAGTGCGCGCTCGATCCATTCAATTTCTGAAATCATCTGAAGAGGTTAGATCATGGCGTTCATGACACGCGCACTGCGTGCGATCACTGTGCTTGCGCTGGTCTTTGCTGCGTCTCCTGTTCTCGCGCAGATGGGTGTGGCCGAGCACGGCATTCCTGTCAGCCGCGGCGCTGGATCTGGTTCGTTCAAGACTTTGGGACCATGTCTTGCCGGCGTTCCAATGATCGGTGCAGGCGTTGCCGCCGATCCCGTCTGCGGCTCTGCATCGGCGGCGTCGGTATCCTGGATTCCGAGCGGCACGGGTGGCACGACCCGCACTGTTTCTGCCTCTCTTCAGGAACGCGGTGTTACGCCTGTTGATTATGGCGCCGTTGCGAATAGCAACGCGGCCGGCGTGGCAGCAAGCAATGCAACGGCATTTGCCAATGCACTCGCAGCGTCGTCGGATGTCTATTGCAATCCCGGGAGCGTCTTTTACAGCGAGCGAATCGTTGTTCCGATCACCGCGCGCAGCTTGCGCAATTGCACCATCATTGCAGGAGGAACTTACGCGTCCAGCACGGCGGTCGTAAGCGTCACCGGCAATACGTCCGGATTCACAATCGACAATCTCACGATCAGCGTGGATGTCTCGACGTATACGACCACGAATGGCGTCTTGTTCTCGGGGACGGTGGACGCGGTCGTCAAGAATTCGTCGCTGAGCGGTATCTTTCCGGTTCTTGTTGGACGCAGTTCAAATACTCAGGTTCTCGACAACAGATTCGAAAGCACAACATTCGGTCGCGGCATCTTTGCAACGTCGGATGGCTCTGCTGCCTCGACGTTCACCGTAACATCGGCAAGTCCAGCGGTCTTTACCAAGACAACACATGGGCTCGCCGTTGGCGATACGGTCATCATCTATTCAACCGGGTCGCTCTACACGCCGCTGGTGTCGGGCCGCGTCTACTATGTCAAGACGGTCCCCACAGCCAATACGTTTACGCTGAGCCTGACATCGGGCGGCGCCGCGATCAACACCAGCGGATCGCAGAGCGGAGCGCACTCCTATACGTCGAACGGGCCGAATGGACTGACGATTTCGGGTAATACGCTCTACAAAAGCGCGTCAGTGAATAGCCAAGCGATAGTACTCATCGGCGCCAGCGATGTTGTGGTCAGCAAGAATCAAATTCTCGGATCCGGCCATTTCGGCATAAGTTCGGGTCTTGGCGCGCGTGTTTCCATTACCGGGAATGTGATCAGGTACACAGCCACCGAAGGGGTCCACACGGATTCCGGTGTGAATGTCATCATTTCGAATAACGATCTGACGTTTGACTCAACCAGCGGCGATGTCGGCATCAGCGTTTCATCGGACAATGGTCCGCCGTCGATCAATACGAGCGTGGTCGGAAATCTGATTGATTCACCGTTCGGCACCTGCATCTATTTCGTGGGAACGACCGGTGGTTCGGCGCAGGGCAACAAACTGCGCAACTGCAACATCGGTGATACGACGCTCTCAGCTAGCGTCATCTTGGATGGGTCACTGACGACGGGCGTTACAGTTGGGCAAAACACGATTGAGGATACGACCGCAAATAACGATTACCAGGTCGGAGAGGCCAATTACACCAGCGGTGCGCCGAGCGCTAACTTCATCGCTCCGCAGATCGGAGCACCCGGCCTGCTCGGTCGCATCCTGAATGTCACAACGACGGACACTGCGGTTCGGGCCAGCAACAGTTCATCCTCTGGAGACACAAAGAACGGGTTCTGGTTTGGCGCCAGCGCGTTCGCAAAGAGAGACAGCGGCGCGCTGGGTGTTGAATTGTTTGACTACGACAATACACTGATTGGCGCGTTGGGAGGTAGTGCGACTCCGCTCATTAATTGGGGGCAGACGACACATCGTTGGTCATCTCGCGGATATGGCGGCACATACGCATCACTTGGATCGTCTGGGTGGACCTGGACGAATGTTGCTGCGCCGTCTTCTCCCGCGTCCGGGTCGCTCAATGTTTGGGGTGACAGCACTGATTTGAGGTTTCACGACAAGAACAGCGCTGGTGTGGTCGGTACCACCGTGGTCGGAGACAGCGGGGCCTCGAATAACTTTCTGACTGCCATCAACCCATTGACCGGAGCAATCAGCAAGGCGCAGCCGGCATTCAGTAACCTCTCCGGTGTCGCGACATCGGCGCAGGGCGGTACTGGGGTCAATAATGGATCGAACACGATTACGCTCGGTGGAAATCTCGTCACCTCCGGTGCGTTCGCGTTAACGCTCACGGTGACAGGAACGACAAACGTCACGTTGCCCACCACGGGCACCCTGGCGACTTTGTCGGGATCTGAGACCCTCGCCAACAAGACACTAACGACTCCTGTCATCAATGGTCTTCCGACAGGCACAGGGGTCGCCAATGCGGCTACGGCAAGCACGTTGGTGTCGCGCGATGCCAGTGGTGATACGACCATTCGGAATGTGACTTCTACTAAGGTCATTACAGGCAGTAGTGCGTCGTCTGCGAGTACGACGGACGGATATTGGTTTGGATCGAGCGCGTTCGCCAAGCGGGATACCGGCGCCTCGAATGTCTATTTCTACGACTTCGACAACACGCTTGTCGGATCGATGGGTAGTGCCGCTGGCGCGCTTATGAACTGGGGCCAGACAACGCACCGCTGGTCCGGGCGTGGCTTTGGAAGTGTGTACGCGTCTCTTGACGGAAACGGACTTGCACTCAATGGGCTCACGAGCGGCACATCATCAATAAAGGCGCCATCTGTTGCAGGGTCTGGTGTTTTCACACTTCCAGCCAGCGCAACAGACACGCTGCTTGGAGCGGCATCCACCGCCACGGTTACAAACAAGACGATCGATGGTGCGAGCAACACGATCACGCATGCTGGCAAGTCTGCTCTGGTTTTGAATGCATATAGATCGACCAATCAGACGCCATCCGCCGGTTCGTGGGTCAAGATCCAACTCAATACCGAAGTGTCTGACCCCAACGGATGGTTCGACAATGCAACAAACTATCGCTTTCAGCCGAACGTGGCGGGTGTCTTCTCTGTTGTCGGATCAACGAACACCGCTGTCGGTGCTGGTTCTTATGGCGGAATCGCTATCTATAAAAACGGGACGGAGTATAACAAATTCATTCTGCCAACATCGGCAACAGACGCAATGCAGTTGTCCGTTCCGGCTCTGGTAGAGATGAACGGATCGTCCGATTACATTGAGCTATTCGGATTTTCCAGCGGACCCTCGCCACTCTTTCTTGGCGGAGCGGAGATTTCCAAACTCAACATTTATCAGTTGTACTGAGTGCCGCAGCCAAACGTGCGCACAAGTGTTCTGCGCGCTGGCTTCTCGATACCCTGCCAGAAGACAAACGATACCGTTAGAAGTACGCACAAATATATCGAAAGCTGCGCCCACTGCGGCACCTGAGATGGCGCGATCACGCCCCAATAGTACAAAAGCAGCGGCATATGTAAGAGGTAGATGGCATACGATGCCTCTCCGAGCGTCTCGATCCATTTGAATTCGAGCGCGCGGCTGATCCATCCGTAGCGGGAGGCGAGCACGAAGATCAGCGCTGCGGCCGGCATGGCTGGCTCAAGCGAAGTATGGTACCATCGGATCAGCGGATTGTTGATGTCCCCTAAGGTTAGATGCTGGATGCTCAGGAACAGTGCACCGACGGCAGAAATTTCGATCGCGGTGCCGTACCAGACATTCATCGACCGCGCCGGCTTAAAACTTCTCCACGCCAACGCGGTGCACATGCCGATGACGAACTCAAGCAGGCGGCCGAAGGGGTGCATGTAGACAAGCGCGGCCCCGTTCACTCCCTCATTCCCTCCGAAGGGCATCGAAAATGCCGCGGTGATACCAACCATGACGCCAGCGAGACCGGCGGATATCAACAGCTTCCACCACCAAGTCTTGGCGAAGTCGGCGATCAGAAACGGGAACAGGAGATAGAAACCGAATTCGGTCGAGATCGTCCATGCCGGTCCGTTGATCGAACCGATTTGCGCCAGCGGAATCCATGCCTGCGTCATGGTCAAGTTGATCACGATACGCCAAGCGGCGTTTTGCTGATCGAGTTGGAACCAGCCGAACAGCCACATGACGAATAGGCTGGAGGCTACGTGCAGCGGCCAGATTCGAGCAACACGCGCGACCAGAAAACGCCGCGTCGCGCCGCTTGCACGCAGGTTCGGGTAGACGTAAGTCAGGATGAACCCAGACAGCACGAAGAAGATCGTTACACCTGCGCCGAGCGAATAGGTGCTTGCGATCCCTGCCGGGATGCCGAAATGGCCTTGGGCATGAAGCGCTACGATCATGGCAGCGGCGATGAACCGCAATGACGTGAGGGCCGACAGTGTCGGATTTGCCTGGATATAGGGGGAGATCGGTAATTTCGTGTTTGCGGCGACGTTCATTCTTTTGTTTCCGCGTTCACCAGATCTCGCCCTTGAAGCTGTCTTCCTGCTCTTCCGGCGTCTCGCGGCGATACTGCCATTTGCCCGCGTGGAATCGGCGCATGACCGCGAGATCGCGTAATGGTTCGCCCGCGATCGAGATCAGATAACGACCCGAGCACAGGCGCCAGAGCGGTTGCCGGTATTGATGCCAATCGGTCGGAGGCTTGCCGCCGGATCGCCACCACAGCCAAGCGGCGAGAGGGGATGGAATGCTCCCCTCCATTTGGTTTTGCCCGCTCAGCGGAAAAACTTTCATTGATGCGGTCCCTGGGTTCGGGCGCCCATCCTAGTTGAGTTTCCAAGCCCCTTCCACCACCTTGAGAGGTTCCCTGCATGCTGCGGATTCTCGCCGTGATCGCTGTGCTATGCGCCATCGGGTTTTTCGCTGGCTTTTTCGTGCTCCGGGACAACGATCACTGGCGCGATGGCGATCCCCGGCACGCCAGCCGAGGCGCGTTCAGAGGCGCATTCATTGCCCTGGTGGTGTGTTGCATCGTCATCGGCGCATGCATCTGCGGCGCGATTTCGGCCCATGCCAGGCCTTCGCCCTATCCCGGTGTGACACAGTTCAGCGGGGATAGGTATTCAGCGCACACGCAGCTCGGGCCGGAGGTTTCGGGGTCAATGCGCTGCCCTCCGCCGGCCTGTCAGCGCAAGCGGGTGGGCAAGTCACGGCATCGTCCGTCCCCCAAATGGGGGACACGTGGGGGACAGCGCTGGCGTGGCGATGTGCCAGTGCCGCGGGAACGGCGCCCGATCGCAGAGCCAGGCGACGTGTCTCCACAGACGATGTGGGGTGGAATGACGCGGGAGGTGGGGAGGGCTGGGGCTCAGGTTCTAGGCGGTCGCCCACAGGGCTGTCCGTCGCGGTTCTGCGGCTGCGGCGCCTCTCTGCATCTGTTCGGCCGGATCATTCCTGCCTTGAACCTCGCGGCGAATTGGCTCCGGTTCCCGCGGGCAGCGCCAGCTCCAAAGATGGTTGCCGCGCGGCGCGGGCACGTGTTTGTCCTGGAACGTCATATCGCCGGTCATGTTTGGCTCGTTCACGACAGCAATTCAGGTGGACGGCGGACGCGGATTCATCCGCGCTCGATCGCCGGCTACACGATTGTGAACCCGCGCGGCGCGTAGCGATGCTGACCCTTGCAAGCGCGGCCACGCTCTATTCGCTATTTGTGAGTTTCACGGCCGTCAATCTCAGCGATGTCGGTAGGGCCTGGCTTGTGACGACGTTTCTGTACGCCGCTTGGTGGATGGGCTGAATGAATAACGCTCGTGCCTGCCGTCATTGCGGAAGTCCAGCCAAGGGGGATCCCTGCTGGTGGCACATGAAGAACCCTGACACCATGCGGGACGATCCACCCTGCATCGATGATTCCTATATCGCGGAAGACAATTTGCGCGCGCGTCGGCGGCGTCGATGGTTCGATGGAATCATGATCGCAGCGGCGATCGTCTTCTTGCTCGCGATCTTAGTTTTGTTTCGCTGACAGGATGTGCGTCATGCGCAGGCTCTCACATCGATTCCGAAACTACCTCCGCCGTCCCTCGCGGGACACTCTCATGATCCTTGAAAGGATGAACGACATGTCTGCACGCTCCGCTGCTATCCTTGCGCAAATCACTGCCAATACCGATGCCCTCAAATCCGTCGCCACGGCGGCCGATGCGTTGAAGGAAGGGCAGTCCACGATCGCTGCCGAGATCGCGGCGCTCAAGGCGCAGATCGCGGCCGGCGGCGCAGCGGATGCGGACTTCGCGGCGCTCGAAACCGCAGTGACGGATCAGAGCGCGGTCGTCGAGGGCCTCAAGACCGCGATCCCGGCCGGCACCAAGTTCGATCCGAGCGCGAACGGCTGACGTGAAGACTTCACGCAACGGGGTCGTCTTCCTCGCAAGAGGGGAAGCCATCGTGCTCGTCGCCTATCCGGACGGCAAGCATATGAGCTGGGGCGCGGGTCATAATGACCCCGCCCTGAAACCCGGCGATCAGATCAGCCTGGATGATGCGCTGAAGCTGCTGGCGGCTGATCTCGTGCCGCGTGAGGTGTACATCACCAAGAAGCTGACGGTCCCCGTCGAGCAACATGAGTTCGATGCGCTGGTGGATGCGTATTACAACAAGGGCTCGCACGTCCTGCCGGTCATCGAGTTGATCAATGCCGGCGATCGGCTCGAAGCGATGGCGGTGCTGCTCACGATCAATCGCAACGAGTCAGGTCCGAAGGCCGGCAAGTTCAACGAAGGCCTGGCCAAGCGGCGCATGAACGAGATCGCCCTGTTTCTGCATGGCAACTACGGCGATCTGTCGAAGGTCAAAATCTGGCGCGGCGACCCAAACACGACGAAGCCGGAAGAGATCGCGTTTCCAAAATCGGAGCGAGCATCGTGACGTATTCTCTCACCTGGTTGCCCTCAGTGCTCAAAGCGGCGGGGCTTCCCGTCATCGAAGAGCCAGGATGGCAGACATGCGGACATGGCGACGTCGGCACGATCAAGGGCGTGATCTGCCATCACACGGCAGGATCGCCGAAGGGCAACGCTCCGTCGATCGGCATCGTGACGAATGGGCGCCCCGATCTCTCAGGCCCGCTCGCGCAGCTCGTGCTCGGCCGTGACGGCACGTTCCACGTCATCGCCGCCGGCAAGTGCTCGCATGCCGGCGCAGGCGTGTGGCAGGGCGTGCACAACGGCAACTCGGAAATGATCGGCATCGAGGCCGAGAACACCGGGTTGCCGAACGACAACCCGTGGCCTGCGGTGCAGATGGAGTCCTACGCAAAGGGCGTCGCCGCGATCCTGAAGCACATCAACGCAAAACCGATCATGTGCGTTGGACATCTGGAATGGGCGATCCCGGTTGGTCGCAAGCCGGATCCAGCCTTCAGCGTCGGGACGCGAGCGCAGCGTATCGTTGCGATGGAGGCGTTTCGCAGACGCGTTGCCTCCTACATGGGCGGCGACGCTGGCGATCATCCGATCGAGACCGACTCGACTGGGACTGAGTCTACACAATGGCTGCAGCTCTCGCTCAACGCGCTCGGCGCCAACCCTCCGCTCAATGCGGATGGATATATCGGGCCGAAGACATTAACGGCGATCGGCGCCTATCAGCATCGCAAGGGTCTGACGATGACGCGCGCCGCTGACCCGGCAACGATCGCTGCGATCCATGATGATCTTGGTCATCATGAAGGCTGCGCGTGCGATGTTGCGCCGAAGGTCGCGTGATGCAGCGCAACTTCAAGCCGATGCCCGCCGATCACATTGACGATGAGGACGAACGCTGCCGCGTGAATAACCGAGCGTTCGTCGCCAAACGCAAGCGATCGCGTGAGCGCAAAGAGAAGTTTGTGTTCGGCATTCTCGCCGCGACTGGAATCCTTCTGGCTATCTACTTTGGCTATGTGTTGTCTCTACCCATCTGAACCGTCGCCGGCCGGATGCCGGTCAATCACTGACCATGGATGAACCGATGAAGTGGGAGAACCTCACGCTCAAGGGCGCGCTTGCGTTTTTTCTCGTGTGTACATCGGCATTCATGGTCGTGTTGTGGATGTTGCATCCACCAAGTGGTGACGCGAGCCAGATCGGGCTGCTCGCAGGCTTCGTCACGCTGTTCATCAAAATGGCAGCGGATGCCATCGGCTACCAATTCAATTCCAGTTCAGGCAGCGACAAGAAGGATGAGACGCAGGCGAAAGTCGCCGGGGCTCTCGCGGACAAGGTCGCGCCCGTTGTTGTGCCTCCGCCTCCACCTGCGAACGGAACGCCGTGGTGGAACAGGATGACCGATGCGGAGCGTAGCGCCATCACGTCCGCATCCGGCTCCGATCCGTCCGACGCGAAGCTCTCCGCCATCGTCTCAGGCCCGGTCAAGATGAAACCCGATCCGGATGAGATCACATATCTCGTCAGCAAGAATCTGCTGACGCAGGATCGCGCCAACGCAATTCAATCCACGTAACCAAAGGAGTGACCATGAAACGCTTGCTCAGTATCTTCGCTGTCATTGCCATCGCGCTTTCGCTCGGCGGATGCCTCACGTTCGACTCTGGCGGCGTATCCGTCTTCAAGGGCGGGACCTCGATCACGGCGCCGATCGCCAACCCGGCAACGCCTGTCAATATCTATCAGGTGAAGTCGGTCTATGCCGCAGCGCTCGATCTTGCGAACGGCTATCGCGACTACTGCTACGCGCGGCCGTTCAAGACCCTGATGGCCGATCCGATTGCCGGCCCGGTCTGCAAAAGCCGCCGATCCATCGTGAGGAAGCTTGGAGTCGCGGACGATCAGGCATCGGCTGCGATCGCCAAAGCGGAAGACTTCATTGCGCGCAATCCCACGATCAGCGCCGTGACGGTGGTCCGCGAGGCGTGGGCGGCCGTGACTAACTTCCAAGGCGTCATCAACACGTCTGCGGCATCCGTCGCAACCGTTCAGTAACAAGGAAACCACCAATGGACATCAAAAATCTTCTCGATGCAGTCGGTACCGCGCTCGGCACCATCAAGGCTGCGACCGATCTGCCGGTCGTCAACCTGATCCCCTATGTCAGCACGGTCTCAAGCGTGATCGACGTCGCGCAGCTCGCGCTCAGCCAGGGCAAGAACATCGCCAATCTAGTCACCGATCTGAAGGACACGTTCTCCGGCGGATTGCCGACTGACGCGCAACTCGCTGCGCTCGATGCGCGGATCGCGACGGCGCGGGCCAAGCTTCACGCTCCGCTTCCCGAGAAGGAAGAAGGCGAGGAAGACTGATGCCTGGTTCGGAAATTCCTCGCGCACCAAGCGCAGAGTCCGCCGACAATGGGGCTCTGCGCTACAACACCAATGTTGCGCCCAAGCAGGACCCATCTGCCCTGACAACGCAGCAGCTTCTGCGGGAGAATTTCTGGCTGCGTGAATTGCTCGAAACCCGCTTGAACGGGATGGATAAAGCCATCCTGCTCTTGCAGGCCTTCGCCGATCGAACACCAACCACGATGGATATCCAGCACGAAGTGACGGCATTGCGCGATCTGACCCTGGAGAAGTTCGAGGGGATCAAGACGCAGTTTCGTGAGCGCGATGCGCGCACGGAAAAGACCGAGAAGGACAGCATCAAGGCTGTCGATGCTGCGTTTGCATCCGCCGACAAGGCCATCACGAAAACCGAGAACAACTTCACCAAGCAGTTCGATGAGCAAGGCAAGCGCATTGAGGCTGCCGAGAAGAAATCGGATGAGAAAAACGACGACCTCAAGGTGCGGCTGACAGTCATCGAAGCGCGCACGCAGGGCATGACGCAACAGAAGACAGAGAGCGCTGTCGCTACAACGCAAAACACATCTCAGGTCGCAAGCATCGCTGGAATCGTGTTCGGCGCACTCATGTTCTTCATTGCACTCGGATCGCTGGCGTTTGCTGTGATCAATAGCCATCCGACGCCAGCGCCTCAGGTGCTCTATGCGCCGGTCAATCCGCAAGCGAAATGAATAGGAGGCGGCAATGAGTCTCGGCACAATCATACTCATTATTCTCATCATCGCTCTGCTGGGTGGCTTCAGCGGCATCGGCGGCGGACCATTCTATGGAACGGGGTATTACGGCGGTGGCGGACTCAGCCTCATCATCGTGATCATTCTGATCTTGCTGCTGCTAGGGAGGCTCTAAGCCATGTTCAGTAGCGACACACGCCATGGCAATTGTGTTGCCGGCTTCGTGAATCTCTATTGGAACGTGATCCTGTGGACCGCTGCGGTAGCGCTCGGGTTCTGGGTTGTTAATATGTTGATGCCGACTCCGGCGCATGCAGGGGAGGCGTCTGGCGATATCGCGGTCATGCTGGTTGGGTTCTTATGTGCGCCGCTGAGCCTCTACCTTTTGGCTGTTCCCTTCGTGCTCGTCTTGCTGATGTGGTTTGCGGTCCAGAACATGACGACGCGAGTGTGTCGCATGTTCGGATGGCGCCGCCCCAACTGGGCTGTGAGCCACACGGAGCGGCCTGGGTTTTATCCATATGAGGGCGCGTAGCGTCCTGCCCAAACGGCAATAAGAGGAATCACTGACTCGCGAAACCATCTAAACGTGTAAGGAGTTTTCTGAAAATCCAGTGGGGCGCCCGGTTGCTACGAACATCCGAGCACCCCGTAACCAGCCCCTTCCAGGGCTGTCACCACCACAGCGAGCCGTTGAGGGGCAAGCGATGGCTGACCAGCATCAAATCACGAATCCGGAAATCGGAGTGTGCTGTATTGCACACTTCCTACGTATTGGTACTGAGTTAGGGGTAGGGCTGCGGTCGCCGGGTGACCGCTATGACGGGTGAGCTTCACCAGATCAGCCTCGAAATCGGCGAGATGCGTTCCGACATCAAGAACCTGGTGTCGGCCGTTCGAGAGCTTAAGGAAGACACCACAGAAGAGCATCGCAAGGTCCACATCATCGTGGATGCGACGGGCGAGTCCATGCGCAACGTGGCGCGGGATGTTGCCTACATGAAGCCCCTGGTGGAGGACTTCCGCGACAAACGTGCGGACATCGCAACGGCGATCGATGAGGCTAAAGACTATCGCAATACGAAGGCTGAGGCCCGCGGCGCCAAGAAGCTCTTGATCGTCTTCTATTCCGTTTTCGGCGGCTTCGTCGCGTGGGCTCTCGGCCGGATCTCCGAAAACCTTCCCGCGTGGATGTCGGCGAGGCCGCATCCATGAAAAAGAAACCCACCCGGCAAGTCTGGGCCGAAGCGGCGGCCGAAATCGAATCTCAATCTGAAACCGAAATCGCTTTCCTGCGGCACGTCCAATGGAAGTTGTTGCTCGATGACCTTCACCACGGATCGACAGACGAAGCGAAGCAACTTCGATCAGAAGTGATCGAGCGTATGGCGCAGCTTGCGCCCTACATTGCGAAGCGCACATCCGCAGCAGTTCATGTGCTGGCGCTTGTCGCTGTGCTGTTGATGCGGGCTCAGGCCTTCGCACAGGAGATGCCGCATCACCATCCCACAGAGACGCTTACGGGCGATGTCGCGAAGTTCTACAGCACATGGAATCGTCCGGACAATCCAAGCATCTCCTGCTGCAACAAGGCTGATTGCTACGCCACGCAAATGCGCAGCTCAGGCGGTCGCATCCAGGCCAAGCGCCGTGAAGACGGCAAGTGGCTCAACATCCCAGCAACCAAGATCGAGACCGGACGTGACAGCCCTGACGGGCGCAATCATCTCTGTGCACCTCCGCCAGAGCGGGAGTATGTTTATCCGGATGGAGTGATTTGCTTTATTGCTGGGGCGGGAGGATGAATCTAATTCGGCGATCACGTGTCGCCGTCCGTAGCCCCTAGCGGGCATAGCAGTCCACTGTCTGTGGTCTGCTTTCGCGTCCCCGCATACTTGGCCCGATCGTCAGAGATGGCGGTCGGGCTTTTTCATTTTCCAATCCGCTTCAACAACGCATTCGCTTCATCCTGATCCAACACACGCCCGATCATCTTCTTCGGGACTTTCTTCGCTCTCTTTGCATCGAGCATGTGAGCTTCTGAGAACGTCCCTTCATTGAACCCTGCAATGCTCGCCTTCAGTCTTGCGATCTCAACTCCGGTTGCCTCCTGGATGAAGACGGTAGGGTTGTTGTTGATGATGTGGACGATCCAGAACAGGGGCATGGGTTTGGGTCAGTAACCGTTACCGGCGTTCTTTGTCGGGTCTTTGCGCCAGTCATATGGCTCTGACTGGATCATGGATACGCTGGCTCGCGACTCCATACACGCCGCCATGTTGGCGTGCGCGCAATGTGCCGTCCAGTATTCCAGCGTTCGCATTTCCGGAGTGATCGCTGCGGCCGTGCTCGCCAGCGCTTGTTCATGCAGCATCTTGGCCTCGCCGATAATGTTCGCCCAGTTGAAGAATTTCCAGTGATCGATTGCAGTCATCTGCTCTTCCTTCCCTTCCGGGTTATCGGGCATCCAAAATAAGATTCAGCAACATCAAGTCTCACTGCCCTGATCGAAGTCCCCGCCGGCCTTCATCTGTTTTTCCAACGTCAACAACTCAGGTAATCTCGCAATCGCATTCGCGATCCGTCTAGCTTCATCCTTGGTCATCCGCCCTCTGATCGAGGCCCAGTTCCGTTTGAAGTCATCCTCGAAATACAGATAGGCGAGCGGGAACCCATTCGCGTCCTGGACCTCGAAGGACTCATGGTTTTCGACGAGTTGCCAGGGCTTGGGGAAGCGGCGGGGTGGCTGTGGCATGGCCATCGGCGCCTTGAAGGTGTGGCGCAGGGTGTGGCGGGAAAGCCGTAAGTATCGGCTAAGTATTGGTCGGAGTGGCAGGATTTGAACCTGCGACCCCCTCGTCCCGAACAACAGGGTATGCTTAAATGTTCAATGTTTGCCACTGATTTTCACCACGTTCGATGACGTTTGTTCTTGGTCTGTTGACTGGATGTTGTGGCGTTGCTGTGGCGGCCGATCGAATACGTTTCTTGGCCCGCGCAGATGCTCCGGATGATGATGACCGTAGTTGTCCAGTAGCGTTTTCAGCGTCATTCCGAGATATTCCGCAGCCTGCCATGGGTCCGCTCCCTCCTGCATCAGCCAGGTAGCGGCCGTGTGTCGTAGTGTGTGTGGGGTGGCCTTGACCCCGGCTTCGGAGGCATTGCGCCGGAACGCCTTGTCGACATCCCGGACCTGCTCTCGATTCCACTCCACGCAGAACCGTTGTCCGCGCCGTTTCCAGCGCCGAATGTGTGCCATCAGCTTGGCCGGCAGCGGAATGGCTGGCTGACGTTTCTTAGTCTCCCTGCGCCCCCTAGGGCGGCGGTAGAACACGCCGCGCTCGGTATCGATCCATCCATGCCCCGGCGTTGGCTGGAGGGCGGCGGCGCAGATCGAGCCCGCCCGCGTGCCGGTATAGCATCCGACCAGAATGAACTTGGCGACATGCTGGCGCGATCGCCGGTCCGTTCGTGTGCCCTTCTGAATCTCCCGATATTGCCAGGCCGCAAAGACCATCTTGGCGACCTCTTGCCGGGTCAGCCATTGTTCCCGGTTCACGCGCCGGGCCGGCAGCACGATCGAAATCAGTTTCTCGCAATGGCCTTCCTTGCGATGATGGTTGATTGCGGCGCGGAGGTCTTCCAGTTCCTTTCGAGCGGCAGCATCTGTGGATCTGGACTTGACGTAGGCGCGGCAGCGATCGCCGTTGATCGAGACGAGCATATCGCCGCCGAAGAACGTCAGAACGCGTGCGAGCCGCTGTGCGGTTTCCTTTGGTCTTGCGTGCCCCGGCACGACGTTCTTTGCATAAAGCGCAATCACGTCGGCGACGGGGATTTCAGCGGGATCACGCGGCCCGCCCTTCGTCGTTGTGACGACGTGCTTTCGGGCGATATACTCGGCGAGCTTCCTTGCAGCTCCGTCAAGATCGTTGTGGCCGCAGCCTGTGCTCGTCTGACGCTTTCCATCGCGAATGATCCAGACGCCTGGGTGGGTGATTTTGCCGGTTCTTTTGCTGCGCCGGGGCTTTCGCCACCACAGGCGCGGGCCTTTTGATCGAGCCGGCATGCCTCCCTCATTCTGTCGATGTTGGCCAAGGTGGTGTAATCCTTGCCCGCCGTGCGTTCTATTACAAGCCGTCCCCGCGCTGCCTCCCGCCTCAATCCACTGGCCGTCATACCACCCTCGCCATAGACGATCTCGGCCGCCAGCGCCAAACGGATGGGCTGGTTGGGATCGAAATCGTCTCGTGAGGGTGTGGTCTTAGTCATCTCAATTGCGGCCTGATGCTATCTGGTGTTGCCTGCCTCATAGTGGGCTACGCGATTAGGTCGCGATCGACATCAATCCCAGCCTTGCGCGCGCAACCGTAGTCCTCGCAAAACTCGTCCTGCTCAGTCGTGCAAGGCTGGCACGTTACGGGGCAGATGAACGGCAGCTCGGCGTCAGCGTCGATCTCATCCTGGGTCCAGACGCGCTCCTGAGCGTTTTCATTCGCGGCCTTCGGCGCTGGCGCGTCGCACTCGGTCATGCCGATCGCGGCGGCCTCCATGTCTGTCACCCAGCAGCGCTTGCACATCTGGTTGCCGTGTCCAAGCGTCGAGGGAACCCAATCGTGCTGCATGGCTCATTACCTCCTGTTCACCACGCCCAGAACCAAAGTGCGGTCCAAGGGCAATACCCGCCTGATCCGTAGGCGCACTGCGACGGCTTATTGCAGCATTCAATCATGTCGCGCTCCCGACGCATTACCACTACGCGACTTGGCATTGGCCCGTTCGACGGCATTCCTTGCCAGGGCAGTCTGCCGTCGTGCGGCCGCTGCCGTTCGGAGCTTGGCACTTTCCGACCGTCGCAGGGAAAACCGGAACGTGCTTGCCATCCATGATGTGGTATTGCCGTGCGCCAGCGCCACATCCCACAACATAGACCGTGTCCTCACCCGTCATGGCAGTGCTTCCCCATATGCGCGGCAGATCAGGACTCGCGCCGCTTCTTGAGCCAACGACCGTCGTTCCTGTGTTTCAGGTCCGCGATGCTCCATTCTGCCGCCAAACGCACGCCCTCCGGTGTGAGTGAAGCATAGCCATGTTCGTGCCACGCAAGCCCAGCTCGGCAAAGCTCCCCGCGGCCGTTCTTGCTGCAGACGTTGCCGTCCCAGGTTGGGCCGCTGACGTATAGCTGCCCGAGCATCTCGACTGCGGCGGGAGAAAGTGCGGTAGCGGTAAAGGTAGCCATGGGTCAGTGTCCTAGTTTGACGAGATGGCAGGCGATCTTCACGGAACGCGGATCATCGGGGCGCCCGGCGGTGGTAATTGCCATGCTCTGGCCGCAAGTTTCGCAAGTGACGAGGAAGTGACCGCAGCGCGGCGCTGGATACGGACGCAACTCCGCGCCGCACGCCGCTTCGGCGCCGCCGGATGCATCAATGTCGATGCCGTTTGGATGCGCTGGGTTTGGCGGACATTTCGGTTCACGGCCGCCGTCGATCCATTCTATTTTCATGGCAGTCATCTCCGGTATGCGTGGCAGTCAGCGGCCTCGGGCGTAGTCCGCCGTATAGGGCATTGGCTGCCGTTTCCATTTGTCGGATTCCCATTCGGCGTCGCACATCTCGACCTCAACGGTGTAGCCCTCTCCGTCCGCCACCATCGCGCCTGTCTCAGCGCGACCCTTGCGAATTGCCTCATCAATCGCGTCGCGGAGCACCGTGAGCGCGTTCTTATTCCCGACGATCCGACACTCTCCGTGCCAGCAATATTGGCCATAGACGTGCAGCAACCGAACCCGTTCTTTCATCATGCGTTCGCGCTCGCGTACTGGTAGGCTGTTGAAGTCGTCCGGCAGATCGTCTCTCTTCGATCTGAAGTCTGGTTTGAAACCCATCGGTTCCTCCTGCCGCGTTGACGGCCCCTACACGCGCATCTGCTCGATCTTCTCACGAAGCGAAGCAAACAACTCCGGCGATACTCTTCCGCGGACGATGCTGCGCAGAAGATAGATCGTGTTCTCTGCGGCCCAGCGGATCTGATCCGGCTTTCCGTGGCGAAAGACGCGCAGTGCTTTGCATGTGGCGATGATCTCTTGCGTCACTTCTCACCCCCGCTCTTCTCTGCTGATGGAGGGGTGGGGAAGGATATCAGTGTGAAGTGCGTATGATAACCCGGCCATCCGCCGACATCGGTTCGTGCCGATGTAGTCTTAACCTCGCCCTCGCCACCAACGTAATGACGAATGTCGACTTCAACAGTCATGCCGCAGTCGTCGGGCGCTCCGACGTAGGGCGGTTCGGTGATGGGGAATTTCCACCACAGCACAGGCCCCATACTCGGATCGTATTCGCTCGCCGGCCGCGCCACCGCCTGGGCGGACTCGATGATATCCGCGAACGCAAGCCATGCGGCAGGCCGCGCGTAGACAGCGATAGCAAACTTTGGCGAATGGCCATTCGCACGCTCGCGCAGCCACGAGGGGAGTTTGCGCGGGTCGAGAGTGAAGTCTTTGTCCGTCACGTCCGCCACTCCACTTGTCCATTCACCTTCTTGCGAAACGCAGAACGCTTGGAGCCAGGTATCGGCGGACCTGAATCAGATTTGATCCCGAACCGCATATTCTGCTGGCGCTTCACCTTTGCGATCTTCGGGAGGTCATACTTCGCTGTCTTCGTCTTCCAGCACGTGCGCGAGATAGCAGCGATATTGTCCAGATCGTTCCGGCCTGCGAAGTAACTCGGCTCTATGTGTTCGAAGAAACAGTTGCCGATTCCAATCTGAACCCCACATCCATCAAGCCTGAATCCCGGTACGCCAGCCTTCGCAAGCAGGTGGCATTCACAGATACCGCCGCTGCGCCGAACAGCTTGGCGCTTTGTCTCGGTTGAGAACTCGCGGCGGGAATAGGTCATGATCCACGCCCCGGCACATACAGCGCCCGCGGCTTGCCTTCGCCGTTCTTCACGCGCAGATATTTGTCCGTCTCACAGAGGATGTTCGGGACGTCGCTGAAGTCCATCGTGACGCCGGTCTCTTGCTGGACGACGGCATAGATGGCGCGCATCTCCGTGAGCGCCTGGCTTTGGGATAGGGAGTAGTCGACGGCGCGGCCGTGGATGCGGTTCAATCCGCGCAGCGTGCCAGGGCCTGCAGCAGCCCAGCGTGATACGTCTTCGGCATCCTGCAGTAGCGCTGTGAACCGCATGTCGACCACGGCCTGATAGGCCATGAACTGCCCCCAGCCGTTCGAGCGCGTGATGCCTTCGTGAACTTCGCGCAATGCGGGCTTGCGGCGTAAGAGGCGCGCGAAGAAATCTCGCCGATTCCACAGATCGCCGATCACGGTCTCTGCGATATAGGACTGTTTGTCCTGCCGCTTCGTGGCCGGCGCCGAGATCATGTAGGCGCCTGTATAGACCTTCTCGCCGCGCGCCTTGCGGTCGTTCAGCACTTGCGTCATGCGTGGTGCAAAATCGAAGTTGGTGCTGTCCGGCCATGCGCCGCCGTCCGCGATCAATTCCGCCAGTGTGTCGGGCCAGTTGATCTGCCGGGCAATGCAGAGCATCAGCCATAGGTACGGATGATCGGCGAACGGCTCGCGGATGTTCTTTCGAATCCAGATCGTGCCGCGGTCGTCTTCGCGACGAACATTGCAGAAGCGATATATCTTGAGGATGATGTCCGTGGTCCAGGACTTGAACTCGCCTGGGTCACTTTCTTTCCGCTTGCGAATGTATTCGCGCTCGCGGACCCAGTAGAACAGTGGGGCGTAGTTCGGAGCGTTGCTCATGCCGCCACCCATTGATCCCGCCCGACACTCTTGCCGGCTCCGAGCTGCAGCACCTTGCGGATTTGCTCACGCCAGTAGGGCGAGCCCTGTGCTTTCGGATGTCCCTGAAACACCCGGTAAAGATCTGACACGCGTACCGGGCCGTTCTGGCGCTGTAGCCACGCGTTGACCGTCTCGCGCCAACTTCGGTCATCCGGCATCGGGAGGACGAGAACGCCACGCTGGAAGATGAGCGGCACGAAGGCGCCGAAGTCGCGAGGCTGCGCGGCCAGCACGTCGGCGTCGAAGTCGCCGAAGGCACACAGGACAACCGGAGCGCCTGAGTTGGCAGTCTTGCCGTAGTGTTTGGCCTCCGGGTTCTCGATCGTGCATGGCGTCCCGTCCGCCTTGCAGAAGATCACGCGGCCGGCGAGGAACAGCAGCGCGGAGGCGCGATCCCAGATCGGCTTGAACCATTCGGTTTCCGTGCGGACGTGGAGTAACAGCGTGCCGTGGTTCGCCTCGCACATCTTCGCGACGAAGGCGCCAACCTGGTAGCGATTGAATGGCGGATTACACCACTTGCGTCCAAGCTCGCGCCAATCGAGTAGCAGCGAGTCCTGCGCGGCCGTGATGTTGATCTCGGCGATATCCCATGGGCGCGGATCGCCTGAGCAGACATCGGTATCGAATGGCCCGAGCGGTTCGAACACATAGCGCGGTGTGAAACGCGCGTCGTTCTTGCCGATCGTGGTTTGATGCGAGCCCATCGTCATGCCAGCCCACACCCAAACTTGCTTGCCCACGGCGCAGGAGATCCACACCCCGTGCATCGATTGAAGACGAAGATGTCATTCCCGCAATCGCACACGAGAGAGTTCTCGATCATCTCGATGACGCTTCCGGTGTCTCCGGTTTCATCGGAATAGATGGAGCAGTCAGCGGAATCGAAGGCGTCGTGATCGTCCTCGATGACCTGAACGTATGGCTCTTGCCCGGCTGCGATCGGAATGATGAACGCGATGGCGCTATGACGCATTGGGATCCCCCGGCATCATCAACTTGAACCATTCCATCGCGCGCTCACGATCTTCATAGGTCCTAAAGTCGATCGACAGATTGGGGCTGTCGCAGTCTGGCGATATCTGGAGCACTTCAAATACTGGAGACTGTCCCATGTGTGGTACGGTCACGTGGTGAAAAGATTTTCCGCTCTTATAGTCGAGCCATCGTGACCAAACGACATAAGCGAGAATCGCAAGTATGAAGACGATGGTGGACATCGCATTCCATGCTTCGGCGCTCATGTGTTCTTCTCCTCATTGAACCGTCGCCCAAGCTCTGTCGGAACAACTTCACTGTTGAACCCAGCAACGATCATCCGTCTTGCCTTGAGTGCGGTTGCGATGGCGTTCGGAATCATCATCTTCGATGGTGTGCCGTAGCTTCCATCATGCCTTCGGATCATGCGGCCCATTTCGATCAGCCGAGAGAGACACGCGCGATGATCGGCAGGGATCGGTTTGTATTTGGGAGTAGAGACACAAGCCTGCCCAGCCGCGCATGCGACCTCTGGTCCATCTCCGCTTCGAATGCATGATGGAGACAGAGAATTGCCGGATGCGCGGCCGTCTGTGGGCATGGTCACTCCTTCTGCTGAGAGACGGTGGATTGTTGACCACTGGTTATTGCGGCTCTCGCCATGTATCGAATCGTCTTGATTGTGTGCCGCAAGCTTTCGGAATCGTTGGCCATTGTTGCAGGCATGTTCTCTATCGCTCGTAGAGTTGCGCGTAACCGCTCGTTTTCTTCCCGGTAGGAGTCCCGCGCGTTGGCAACAGGGTCGCCAAATTCTTCATACGGATACGTCATGTGCTACGCTCCCCTGCGTTATCGCTACGCCGGGCGCAGTAGGGTCAAAATCGTCGCCAAATTTAACCCGGAGGATGTTCCCAATGACGGCGCATACGTCACCGTCAAGCTCTTCGGTCGCAGCATCCCAAGTTACATCCTTCGGATCGACCCCCAGGACGTGACAGAACCGGGTCATTGCGTAATCGAGGCCAGCATTCCATCGCTCGTCCGCACTCGGGTCTTCGCGCCAATCCTCATCTGCGCTTGTGCTCATGGCTTCCCTCCGGCTTGTTTACCTGCGATATTGCTACGCGACGCCGTGTTTCGCAGCGTCCCTTTCTCACCACAATCCACCAGCAATGGGCGTTGCGGACGTGGTGAGCTTTTTGCCACTTAGATGACTTGAGGCCACCGCCGTTCGGGTCACGCTTCACGATCAAGTCGCACGGAGTTAGCCCGGTCTGCGCGCGAACGGCGTAGATGAAGTCGGCGAGCATCCATTGATAGGCGTGGTTGTGCACAAAGTCCTTGAGCTTGGCGAATACAAGACCCTCTGGACGCAGCACGCGGTCAGCTTCTTTGAGAAACGGCTCAAAATACTGAGCGATATTGTCGCCTCTCGGCGCGTGCCCGAGCCCATAATTTCCCACAAACTTCTTTAGCGATTCCGGGCTGGCCGCCGCCGCAGGCAGGTGGGGAGGGTCGAAGACAATCACATCATAGCTTGACGGTTCGCAGGGGAGCGCCCGAAAGTCCGCTATGATGTCTGGATTCATGGCCGGGTCGATGTCAGCAAAAGTGACGCCCCCAGGGTGAGCGATTCCCTTCCACATACGCCTTTCGTTGGCCGTTACGTCCAAGACCCTCGCCTCTGGCCAAGCATAGAAATCAAGCATCACCTGCAAAACCTCGGGATCGCGTGCGAGCATGACGCTCAGCGGGCGACCTTCCTTCGGTGCTATCGATGTAAATAGGTCAGACATCTGTGCCGCGTTGTTGGGATGTCACCTCTACACCTCCAAAGAATCCCCCGGCGCGGACGCTGATACGCTACGTGCACCCGCGCCGGGGCTCTTCAGGTCCGCCTCAAACCTGGGTACGCAATATTGTTTGGCGGAGCCTGAATCAGAAACTCGGTAAAGGTCTCTCGTTCGCTGATGGAGCGCGTTGCACTCGTCCGTGTTGGCGTCGACTTCCTGGCCGCCGCACGTCATGACCCAGACAACCTGATCGTCATGCGTGAGACATGCCGTGTAGAAGTCACCTTTGCCGGCGAAGACAACGATCACGCTGCCGGGGCCAGCGATGCCGGTTGCCGATACGAGCCATTCGTATCCATAGGGCTTGAGCGCGGCTGCGATGGCGTCTTTCATGTCTTCACCAATGCCCACTCGCCACATAGATCAACACACCACGGGCCTTCTCCTGCCCGCCCGGTGTCAACCGAACCTCTGTCGTATTCATTCCAGGTGGTCGCCAGGCGTAGCCTTGTGCAACAAGCCAATCGAAGACTGTTGCCTGATCGGGTCCGCCTTCACGCTTGCGCATCTCCAGCTTCGGCAACATTGCCGATGCCATCAGGCCAGGACACAGGCGCAGCAACTCGATCGAGGCTTCACGCGTCATACCTGCGCAGAGAAGCGTATCGCCTTGCGCGAACGGGAGTTGCGCTATCTCACGTGCCGCCGGCATCGGCGGGATGGGGAAGAGGACGGGCGCGGGGATCTGATGCTGTTCGGTTCGGCTACGCATTGACTGTTACTCCCACTCAACAAACTTGTTCACGAGAACGGCGCCGACCGCACATCCGATAGAGAGGACGATGGTGATGGCGCCTGTGGTGATCATGACAAATCCTGCGCGAGCTTTCGGCCGACATCGGTAACGTCGCGCGCGTCCAGCCAGTCACGTTGTTCGACCATCGCGCGCTTTAGCGCTCCGCGCCTCTCCAGCGCACGAATTGTCAATGTTCCGACGATTCCAGAGGATGATTGCGGCTCCGGTTCGATGAGCAAGTGAGTGACCTTGTCGACGGTCCACCATCCGCCCTTCATCGGCCAGACCCGACCGCCGCCAGCAACAATGGCTACGAGTGCCCTGATCATGAAGGGTGTTGGTGGCCAAGTTCTCACGCGGCCACCTGAGACAGCTCTGCGGTGGCCTTTGCATTCTCCCAATCGTCGGGGAAGCGAAGCTGTCCGATCACATCGGATGCGATGCAAAGCTGTTCCTGTGCATCCGTGTGCTGGCCGTAGCCGCGAGCATCTTCGAATTCTTTGAGAAGTTGGGCGTATTGCCGGGCCAAGGCCGCAGCATCGGCTGCGATGAAGCCTGCAAGAAGCTTATCAACTTTCGAGCTTGCGTACGGCAGCACCTTCGGCGCCGCGGCTTCGAATTCCGCAGCATCGCGACGCCGCTGTTCGGCGATCGCGTCGTCTTCCGGCTTCGGCTCCGTCAGCAGAGTGATCTCTTCTTTAAGCTGATCGAGGGACTGTGCGCCTGAGACTGGCGCTCCGGTTTCTGCGGACGGTTCGGAAGCTCTCGGCTCTTCGACCTTCTGTCCCTTCGACTTCGCGAGCGTGGTGAGCGTCTTCGTCAGAAGCGCCTTGGTCCGTTCCGGTCCGAGCTTGTCTACGCCGCCGGCAAGTTTCGCCGCGTCTTCGATCTCATTCGCTATGGCCATATAGTCGAGCGCGAGGGTGGTCATCTCGCGGGATTGCGCCGGGCGCTTGCCGGTTACTTTAGCCACCGCGCGTGGCGTGGCGCGTTTGTTCGGGCTGGCTTCAGCGGCTTTCTTGAGAATTTCCGGCGCTTTGTCACCATGCTCGCGTGTGGTCTGCCGCGCCAGAGTCAACGATGACTTGCCTTCGTCAACCATCTTGCGCGACTCCGGCGCGACCGTGCGAAGTTCAAGCTGCTGATCGAGCCATTGCTTGGTCTTGCCGGTACGGCGCAGGATTTCTTCTTCCGTCCATCCGAACGTGTGGATCTGACGATAAAGCGCGTCGGCGCGTTCGAACCCCTTCAGCGGCTCTTCGGAATTGGAATCGATTAAGTCCCAGTTGCGTTCGGCCGGCGTGGTGCCGCGCGGCTCCTGGGTGACGGGAACTAGCTTGATCGGATGACCTTCGGCAATCAGCTCCATCACCACCTTGTGGCGGCGATGTCCGCGCACGATCAGCAGGTTTGCGCTGCCGTCCGCGCGGACTCCGTCTTCGCGAATGCGTAGTGGCGCCTGTACGCCAGATGCGCGGATCAGCGACTTGAGATAGTCCAAGCCCTCGCGCGCTTCCGGCTTGTCCAGATCGCGAACGTTGTAGCCAGGATCAACCGACAGTTTCCGCGGATCGATCAGGCCCAGGTCGCGCTTGCCTTCGAAATGTTCTTTGATCGCCACGGTTTCATTCCTTGCTCGGCTTTACGCAGCCGTGTCGCGACGCAGGTACAAAATGGAAATCAGGCTGCGGCTTTCAGCTTCAGTAGCTTGTTCACCTCGCCGACGTGAGCAGCCGGGAGATTGATCGGCGACGGCGCCACGTTCTTGTAGAACGCCTGACCTTCGGGCCAGACTTCGAACAACTTCTTGATGGTGCTGACTGAGAGCAGCATGCCGGACAACGCGGCGCCGGCCTGCTTGCGGCGGGTGCGGAGGTCTTCCTTCGCGTATGCCCATGCGCGGACTTCGGCCGCGAGGTCAGCGTTCTTGAGCACGTAGGATTCGTGATGGTGGTGCGTCGTCGGGACCAGAAACAACTCCTTCGACGTCAGGCGTATCTGCTCGCCGCTAATATTCAGAAGGAAGCTGTTCGCCTGGGGAATCCATCCCTTCGGCATCGCGGCTGCGGCGGCCCGCGCAGATGCCAGGAACAAGCTCTTGTAGCAAAGCGCAGTGAGCTTGGTTTCCTGCCTGGTGAGTGCTTCGGTCTCCTTCTTGAAGCTCGCATTCAACGCCGCGTCATGAATTTGGTCGCGCACTTCTTTTGTCAGGCGCATTGTCAGTCCTCTCTATCTGTTCTCCGCAGGCGCAGGAATTGGAATTCAGGCAGCTTCTGAAACCGTCGCCCCACCCGTGGAAATCCGCTCCACCAGATCCACGATCGAGCGCTGCAACGCTGCGTCTTCGATCTGCGAATAAGCCCGCAACAAGCGGAACGCGCCGGCAATCGTCAGCAAGCGCAGCGGCGATGCCTCGCCGTTGTCCTTGGCAACACTGTGCTCGGTATCGAGAACTTCCTTGCCGGTGAAAAACGTGCCGACCGTGATGCCGAGCACTTCGGCGATCTTGGTCAACCGGCCAGCACCGACGCGGTTGACGCCCTTCTCGTATTTCTGGACTTGCTGGAACGTCACGCCGAGCTTGTTGGCGAGCACGGTCTGGCTCATGCCCCTCGCGTTGCGCTCGATGCGAATCCTGTGTCCAACCTCGATGTCGATCGGGTCGGGGCGTTTCACAGACATCTTCATTCTCCGTGGTTTGAAACTCATTTCGGCTCCAATGCCTCATTCGCCATGTCGAGAGCTTGCGATATTGAATATGTGCCGATGACTTCGCCCTCGTGTCGGATCGTGGCTTCCGTTAATCGGCGATCTAGTTCGAAACGGTCGGAGACGAGTTTCAGCCATGCGGCTGTGACCTGAAGCGCCTTGCGTTGCTCTGCGGTCATGACCGGCAAGCCTCGCTCTGATTTGTTTTGCGCCCGTCGACCTCGCGGCCTGTCTCGGTAATGCGCCACTGGATAGTAGCCATGGTGCCAAACTCGTTTGGCTTTGACCGGAATTCGACAAGCCCTCGCCGCCGCAAGGCATCAACGGACGATCCATTCGGCGCCCGGCTCCAGTCTTCCGGAGCACACTTGAGCATAAGCCGCATGGCGTTGCTGAGCTTGATGGTCATGACCGGCAAACCTCGCCCTGTTCCGCGCCACAGCGCAGGCACGATCCATCGTGTTCAACGGCCGTGAACCGATCATTCTTGCAGGGCGCGTTCTCGATCTCGACGCGCTCCGCATTCATTGCTGTGATCCATGGGCGCTCAAGCGCGCCGTGAACCTGATCTGCAGCGCGGGCGAGCGCGGCGCGTTCGTGTGGGGTGAGGTTTGCGAAGATCGGCATGTTCAGGCTCCCGGCTCGCCATCGGGATCAACAGCAGTCCCGTCGTCGCGGGGCGTTCCGAAGTATCCAGGCGGAACCCTGTGTTGGACTTCGACCAAAACCCGGCTGCCGTCATCAAGGTCGAACCGAACGTCTCCATTGCCGTAAATATCGATTCCACGAACGTGCATTCCGTGCCGCGATCCGGCCCCTGAAGCGAAGGCGTCCTTGATCGCATTCAAGACGAAGCGAGCGAGCACTTCATGACGGATGGCCATCACACACCCCTTGGCTTCACACATAGATAGACAATCTCAGCCAGCGCGATGACGATGAGAAGAGTGGGCCAGAGTTGGAAGATCATGAGATTGCTCCGTTCTGTATGCTGGCACTGCGGCTTGCCACAAAATGGGCATGCGCTTCGGCCACGTGAAATCGCCGATGGTGAGTTCGACAGAGCCAACGCACTCGCAACGGATAACGATAATCGTCGTGGTGAGCGTCCGCCTTGATGTCAGAACAAGCCTCGCAAGGACGTCGAACGAGAGCACCTCCTTGGATCGCGGCCTTAACAACGACACGGACGTGACTCACCGTTTCGCGGAATAGAGCCGCACAATCGGGGCATCGAAGGGCTGGACCTCTCCGCGCTGTAAAGATTTGGCAGCAATTGAAACAGATGATGCGCATCACGCGGCCTCAGGGGCGGGGCCGCGGTAGACAACCTTGCCATCGGCATCCGCGATGGAAATGGTGTGGTGCAGAATATTCATGCGCGCCTGATTGTCGCAGAACGCGTGCGCCTCGTTGACGCTGCACTTGGTGACCATCTCGCGGTCCATGTTCGGGGCGCGGCGAAAAGTGACAGTGTGGGGCGTGCGCTCGGCCATCTTCATCTTCCCCCGAACCCCTCAGGCGTGAATCAGTTTTGGGTTCGTGGGAGAAACTTAGCTGATAGCGAAGCTAGCCGTCAAGCGAAATATTCGCCACTAGCTAACTCATTTGTCCACAGGTCTGATGTTCCCGGATCGTTCTCAAGGAAATGAAATCAGATTACCGCCGCTTGATCGGCTTCATCTCATCCAAAAGCCGCCCGAGTGTCGCGAGCTGAGCCGGGTTGAGCTTGCCTGCGGCTTCGGTTGCCTCGATGGCTGGGGGCATATTGTAGAGGTCATTCACCGTGAGGCCCAAAGCCTCTGAAATATCGAGCAAAACCGTGGGAGACGGGTTCTTGCCCGGATCATTGACTAGCTCAGAAACGTAGGTCGGAGTGATCCCGGCCGCCTCCGCAATCTCGGCCTGCTTGCGGTTCAAGCGCTTGAGCCAGAGACCCAGGAACAGGCGCCGGGGCGGCTTCGATCGGGAATTGCGGTTCGGTCGCGGCATTCCCGAGTGTCGAAGTGTATGCGAGAACGGTCCATTCGCCGATAGCGAATTTCGTTCTTGACTTATATGTTCGCCGATAGCTAAGTTTTCGGTCATGAATGATTCGCCGCATCCACTTCAGGCCTGGATCGCAAAGAACACCTCGCAGGCTCGGTTTGCCGAAGCTGCCGGGCTATCGGAGCCCTACCTGTCTGAAATCCTGAGCGGCAAGAAGACGCCCTCGCTCAACATGGCCGTGAAGCTCAGCGAAGCGACGGGCGGAGTCGTTCCGATCATGGCGTTCGTTGGAGGCGGGGGCGCCCGCGTTGGTGCGGAGGCCGCTCAGTGACCGATCTTCGGCACCCGTCGAGCGATCGAAAACAACCCTTCTGTTTGGGTGACCATCGCGCTGCCGAGCATCAGCATCAATCCAGGGATGGCTTCCTGTGGAATCACCACGCGATCGACGATGCGATGTTCCAGAACCCCATCCGGGGTGAACAGCGGGATATCGACGTACCAGGTCAGCCGCACACATCCGCCGTTGATGGCGACCGCATGTGCAGCTCCGCTTGCAAAGATGTCGTGGATGATCGTCGGTTCCGTGTACTGCGTGGCAAACTCGCGACTGGCTCCCATGATGACGCACCCGTTTCAAAGCAACAGCGTTCCACGGGTGTAGGTTGTGAAATTTTCCCGTGCCCTGACTGGTCAATATTGACCACATCTGAGCCGGGTAAGGGGTTGCCGGCATCGTATCAAATGACACTGCCGCAAGGGTTTCCAATCGCTTGCGGCTGTCACTTTCACATTCCGAATACCACTGCTGGTTCCGAGTTTTCCCCAGAATTAACAGCCCTGCCGCAGCGACACTTCGACCTGCTCGAGCATCAAAGCCCGCCCGCACGCGAGCGAACCCGTGCACTGGTCCGCCCGCGCTCTTGCCGTCACCCCGGAGTGGAACGTTCCGGGCCTCAGGCAGCTCGATATTCAGGCTTGGAACTTCACAAGCCGGACTTACCGCAATCGATCCAATTTGAATCTTCTCCGCGCGTCCCCACGCAGGAGATCGGCCGGCGTCTGAGTCCCGCCCCCCAGCACCTCCCAGGCGTCGGCCGATGCGCATTCCAATCGTCTCCCTCCGCCCTCCAGGCGAGAGAGATCGGCCGATGTCTGGGAGCCTGCCTCCCAGCGACCTCAGATGTCGGCCGATATGCGTTGGAGACTGCCGGCGGACGCTCAGACCCAAAGACCGCCTTGGGATCTGGCGCCCGCCGGTACGCGCCCGCGATACACACGCAGCGGGTCCATGAATTTCGTTTGAGCAGCCTCGCTCTGCGCCTTCATGACGAAGTGCGCGCTGATGCCCGTCGACACGGCGAGCCAGATCAATCCGATCAGTATCAGTCCGACCTTCGTGCCCGTTCGCATGTTGTGTCCGTTCCACTGCGTTGCGTTGCGTTCCAATTCCCGTCCCAGCCCGGCCAGGCTGACGACGGGTCCAGCCGGCATGATGCATCCCCGTGTCATGTCGGCTGGAGCTACGCGCATCCGAGCGTTGCCACGGGGACTGTGGCTGGCAGCGCTCGGAGCGCGAGAACTTCAGATCATCAACGGGGAAAATCATCATGCATCAACCATTGTCGAAAGCGCAGATCGCCGCAATCAATGCCGCTCCCGAAAGCGGAATCGATCGTCGTCCGGAATCGGGATTACGGATCGAAATGCCTGTTCCGGAAGCGGGAGCGAAAGGTTCTGACGATTGGTTTTACGGCTGCGCCACAGCGGTTTTCGGCAACAAGGAAACCGGACAGCTTCTGCACCTTGCCACTGGCTGGCCACGCACCAGTTGCTACGCTTTCGTCACGCGCGACCCAGGCCAGCGCCGCAAGCCGCCCGTCGAATTCCTGCGCATTCTCTTCCGCTCCGATCACGGAGCGCCGTTTCACGACGCATTCATGGATGGCTGTAACGCCGCATGGTGGCTTGACCGGGAGCGTGAAGCCGAGGTCGGCCGCAAAGTTCTCGCCATCACAGATCGAGGCAGATCATGAGACTCGCCATCGGCCCGAAGGGCAACCAAACGAAGCTGGCGCTGATCGTCGGCTATCGCGGCCACGGCAAACGCTGGGGCAAGATCAACTTCGGCAACGGCTTCACGCTTCGCGCCGGCCCGATTGCGCTGCATATCTGGTGGCCTCGCGGCATTGCCTGCGCAAGCGACTGATTGCCGCAACCACGTTCCCCGTCCCGTCGCGGGATAACCCAGGAGGCACGAATGAAGAGATCGTAACGCTCTCCAAAATTGCACAGCTTCGGAACTACGGAAAAGATCATTTGGACTTGCCCGCGAAAGCGGCGGCGAGCCGGGGCGTCGTAGGTTCCCCGGACCAATTCAGTTCGAGCGACAGACTCGCCATCCATCAACCCAGGTCAACCGACTCGCGTTTCGCTTCAACGCGTATTGAGCGACAGGGAAGGGTGCGTGACCGCATCAAAGGGCTAGCGGTCGCTCGATTCAATTCGAATGCAGCATGCGAAATCTGCGGCGAAGAGCAGTGCGTCTGCATTCCGTTCGTTTCCGCACCAGCGGAACGTCAAGGCTGGATGACTTCGGCTCCGTTCAAGACGGCCTATAAATGTCCACGAACGGGCGTGCGATGTGGGGCGGCTGCAAGCTTCGCGCTTGGCTCCCACATCGCAGAATTCAGTTCGGGTGAGCGGACGGACGAGGCTTTGGCCCGTGCGATCGTGGCGGGATGTGGGAGCCAGAGGCTGCGTCCAGACGGCGACATGTACCACCAAAGCCACGATCAAGCCGGGATGGGTAGCGAGCGGTCCAGTCTCACCCGGGAGTTCTCGCGGATTGTTCGGATCGCTTCCGAACACGCTAGCGGGGCGTGGTGCAGAAACCGTTTCCTCCGGAGAGCCAACGGCGCCGGACTGCATCCCCGGACATGCCCGGGCCGCGAGATCTATTTCACCATACCCCAGCGCGAAAGAGCGAAGCTGCGTGCGGTTGATCGCCGTACACGGGCTGAATGGAACGGCGAACGTCAGCGCTGTCTGTTCGGCGGTATTGCTGACGAACGCGGACCCGGACGCGGTCAAGGGTGCATTGTGTCTGCAGCACATGCATTGCCCGGCGACTTTTCAGGGGAGGGCGGCATGACGTGCATCCTCAAGGCATGCCCACACGCTAAGGCGAACCGTTGCGGCCTCTTAGGCGAATGCGGCGCCGCCTATGCGCTTCGCAGGGCACGCGAGCCCGGCGGCTACGAGATGATCAACTTCGAAAACCCGACACTGAAGGCGCTTCTCACCGCCAAGCTCGTTGAAGAGGTCTCATTCAACGGGCGATGCGTGAGGGTGATGGCACTCACGAAACCGCGGGCACTGCTCTCGGACTGAACCAAATCTGATTTCTACTTTTCGTTTCCTCCCTGCCAGTAAATGTAAGCGTGAGCCTCGCGTAACAGCTTCATCCCGACAAGACGACTGACGGTCTCTTGCCGTATCGAAGGTTTGCGCACATGGCACTTATTGCAGCAGCCAGCATCAACGTCGATTGGGCGCTGTTTGTCACGATTGCACTCATCTGCGCAGGCGTCATCGCTGCGGCCCTTCTGATCGGCGCGATCATCTACGCCATCATTCGCATGCTCTTGCGTGCATTCTTCCGAAACTTGGAAGAGCCTGACTGGCGCAACGCCCCGCGTGTCCGCACCCGCATTCATCAAACACCCATCGACAAAGACATCGCGGAATTCCTGCATCGGGAATACCCGAACAGGAAGCCGGCGCAGTTCATCTGAGAATCATAAAACATGTCGGCGCAAACCATCCTCACGCTTGCCAACGGTCGCGGCATCGATCTTCGTGCCCCGCACGCAAACGATATCGATTGGAATGTAATTGCCGAACAGACTGCAAAAGAAGCGCGCTTCAACGGCGCAACGCCCGGCAAGTTCTATTCGGTCGCCGAACATCAATGTCGCGGAAGTGACGCCATCATCCGCTTGACCGGCGATCGGCTGCTTGCGGCCTACTTCCACGTCCACGATGGCCACGAACACGTACTGAAGGACAAAACGACGCCCTACAAAAAAGCCATCGCAGAAGAGTGCGAAGCACAATGCGGAATCGATGCCGAGTACGTCCTGGCTGTCATCAAGAATATAGAATATCGCCACGACGTTGCCATTCACGAAGCTGCAGGCCTCGCCTGGCCTCCTGAAGATCCCGAGATCATCACGAACGTGAAGTACTGGGACAAGGTGATGTTCGTGACGGAATGGCGCGACCTGATGCAGGGCATCGAGCATCCGAATTGGGCACCCTATGAAAACGTCATGACGCTTGCGGAGCGCATCCTTCTCCCGTGGCCATGGGAGGTCGCGCAGAAACAGTATCTGTCGCGATGCATGAAGCTGTTGCCCTCGTTCGCAAAGCAACTCGCGCTCGCGCGTGCGGAGGCCACATGATGCATCGCAATCCCTTCAAACCCCATCGCGATCACCCCTCACTCAACGAGATGATCGAACGGACACACAACCACGTCAGGGCGACAGCACCGCCGGAATGTCCGAACTGTTGCGATGAGAGCGACTGCGCCAGCGTCGACATCTGCAATGCAATTCATGACGTCTACGCAAACGATCTCGCCTCATCCATCCATCACGCCTGTGTGCGGACAAGATCAACATTGGAGGTTGGTAATGGCAAGTAGTGATACCAGACTTGAAGGTGTCCTTGATGCACTCGACGCGGCACAACGCGCGGTCACCTCGGCGATTGATGACGCCAAAGAGGCGATAAAGTCCGCCCAAAGCGCTCACGAAGATGAGATCGAAGAAAAAAACAACGAAATTCAGCGCCTTAAAGCGGAGGAAGAGGAAAGCCTGACCGCCGCGACGGATGCCGCGCACAGGGTCTGCGACGCGCTTGACCGTCCGGTTGGCAAGCTGACCTTCGACATCCCGCGACCTGATGAATTCAACCGCGCCATGCTTGGTTTGCATGACGCCATCGGTCGGAAGATCTGAGGCATCATGAAATTTCTTGTCGAGCGTGACGCACTCAAGGAGGCCTTGCACGTCGTTTCGGCACGCGCGAAGGGCAATAATATCCCGATTCTGTCGCACCTTCTGATCGAGGCGGAAGGACAATCGATCAAGATCACGGGCCACGATCTGGACTCTTGTAGCCAGGCAACGATCCCGGCTGAAGTCACATCCGGAGGCGCGGTTGCGATGCCCTCGGATCGCTTCTCGCGCCTAATTATGGGTTGGCCCGACGGTTCACAGGTCGTCTGCGACACAGACAACGTGTTAGCTCGCGTGCGTTGCGGACGATCGAGCTATCAGTTTGGATTATTGCCGGCGGCTGATTTCCCGCTGGTCCTGACTCCCAAAGACCCCGTTACGTTCTCACTGACCGGCAAACAGGTTGCACGCCTGTTCAAGACGCCTGACGCCTGCATCTCCCAGGAAGTCAGTCGGGCGTATCTGTGCGGAATCTACCTTCATCGTATGAATGACCGACTCGCGGCTGTCGCGACTGACGGTCACACGCTCGTGCGCGTTTTCTCCGATGCTCAATCGCCTAAGTTCGAGGGCGTCATAGTTCCTGAAAAAGCATGCGCTGAATTCGTTCGCACGGCCGGCGCAATCGATGAAGCACAGATCGAAGTAACGAAGAATCTGATCGCAATTCAGGCTGCGGGGCGCCGCTATGTCAGCAAGCTCATTGACGGGACTTATCCGGACTATCCACGCGTTATCCCAGATGCAGCCGCCCCCGTGATCGCGGTCATGCGGGAAGATATCGACGCAGGCCTTGGTCGACTCCTGACGGCACGCGATCCCGAACTCACGACCGTCGTCAAGCTGAGTTGGCGAGATGATGTCGAGTCAATCGACGTTGTTCTGCGCTCAAAGTTCGGCGAAGGCGCAGAGCATATCGATTGCGATTGTTCGGGGCGCGATCCCGGCGAGGTGGGAATGCGTCTCGATGATATTCAGGCCGTCGTTAGTGCGATCGGAGGCACGCGTCTTCGTCTGTTCATAGACGGTCCCGGCGATCCTATTCGCGTCGAGAGTCCGGATGACGCCGATATCGTTGGCGTCATCATGCCGTGCCACGTTTAGGGAGGGCGAGCATGCAAACCCAAACCGCATCCGGCGCATCCAAAGCCGTTGCCGAAGACCGCGCCCATCGCTTCGCCAAAGACCAACTCAAAGCCTTCGTAGAACGCATCGAACGTCTCGAAGAAGAAAAGAAAGCCCTCTCCGACGATATTCGCGACGTGTATGCGGAAGCAAAAGCCAATGGCTACGACGTCAAAGCCCTGCGTGCGGTCGTGAAACTCCGCAAGCAAGACAAAGACGAACGAGCGGAGCAGGAAGCGATATTGGAGACGTATCTGCAGGCGTTGGGGATGCTGCTATGAGCCGCTCCGGATACAGCGAAGACTGTGATGATCAGTGGGCGCTGATCCGCTGGCGTGGGGCCGTGAAGAGCGCAATTCGTGGAAAGTGCGGGAAATCCTTCCTGAAGGAAATGCTCGCGGCTCTCGATGCGATGCCGGTTAAGCGCCTCATTGCCAATGAACTGGCCGCGCCAGATCGTGTCTCGTTCGCGCATTGGGGATTGATCGAAGCTGAGTCCGTTTGTGCCATCGGCGCGGTTGGCAAGGCACGCAACATCGACATGAGCGGCATCGATCCTCATGACCCGGAGACGGTCGCCGATACGTTCGAGATCGCCGACGCTCTCGCGAAAGAGATCGTCTACGAAAACGATGAGGGTGCTGGCTACTGGTCAAAGGAGACGCCTGAACAGCGCTTCGTGCGCATGCGGGCATGGGTAGCGGGGCACATTCATGAGTAACGACGAAATCGTTCAGCGCATCTACGACACACATCAGCGCGTCCAGCATCGCAAGCAGGCGCCCGCGTCGGAGCGTGATCTGTGGATATGGGCGGGCCGTAAGCTATTCGATCCTGGAGAGCGCCAACCCTGCGTCATCTGCGGGCGGTTCAAGGGGATTGCACAGGCTCATCACGTCATCCCACTGACGACGCAGTATGATCGCGGGTTCAAATACCCTGATCAAGAATTCTCTTGGCTCTGCCCGAACCATCACGCGATCGTTCACCTTTTCATCATTGGCGACAATCGGTCGATGGAGATTCCGGCAATGCGAGCGCGTGGGCGCACTACCCGCGCCGTGCACCCCGACCTCTCCGAAGAAGAATTCACCAAAGTGATGGAGTTGGCGCGCATGGCAGGGCGGTCGCCGGAATGAGCGCTGCTTTGGCAACAACCTTTGATGCGTCAAGCGTTGATGGATGGGCGACGCGGATTGCCTCATGTTGGCAACAGAGCGTGCAGGGCATCTTCGACGCTGGCACGCTGGTCGCCGAGGCAAAGACGGCGCTTCCGCATGGCGAATTCTTGGTGCTCACGCAGAGCAAGCTTCCGTTTACAGCGCGCACGGCACAGCGGTTAATGGCCATCGCCGCCGATGAGCGACTGTCAAAAGCGACACACGTGTCGCATTTGCCGGCGAGCTGGGGAACGCTCTACGAAATGACGCGTCTCAATGACGAGCAGTTCAAGGCCAAGGTCGCGGACGGCACAATTCGGCCGGATGTCGAGCGAAACGAGATCACGTCACTGATCGGCGCGCGCAACGCAACCTCGCGACGGTCACTTGCACAGCAGCTATCCAATGCCACTTCGCTGAAGCCATCAGGCCGAAAATTCCCTGTGGTTTACGCCGATCCCGCATGGAGCCGGAAAGCCGGCATCGGCGATCGAGCGTACGAAAACACGTACCTCACCATGTCATGGGACGACATCCTGGCGATGCCGGTTGCGCAGCGCATGCTGCCCGACGCCTGGCTCTACCTGTGGATACCGCGGGCGCATTTGCTGGCGCTGCACCCAACTGAAATCGATACGCCACTCGGGCGATGCAAGATAAAACTTCCGCTCGCGTGGGCGGTCGCGCAAGCATGGGGCTTCGACGCCTACTCAACGTGCTTCATCTGGACCAAGACTGACGAAGAGATGCCGGATGATCACGGGCTAGGGCTGATCGCCTGGGATCAAGACGAGGTGCTGTGCCTCTTCAAACGAGGCAACGGCCTACCGAAACCTGATTCAGGCAAGAAGCATGGTTCGAACCATCGCGAGCGCGCCGCAGGCCACTCAGCAAAGCCAACCTACTACCGCGACATGATCAACGACATGACCGGCGGCGTTCCCGTGCTCGAACTGTTCGCACGGGAAGACGAACAGCACGTGTTGCCTACGAACTTCTTCACCTGGGGCAATCAATCGAAGGGAACGGCAGACCGCTGCGCAGACGACGGCTCTCCCACCGATCAAGAAACAGGAGAGATCATAGGGGAGGCTGCGGAATGAACCCACCGCTGCGCTATCTGTCGATTTGCTCCGGCATTGAAGCTGCGACCGTAGCTTGGCATCCCCTTGGCTGGCTCCCGGTGGGCTTCGCCGAGATCGATAAATTCGCATCGGCTGTGCTGGCGCACCTGTTCGGCTCAAACCTCCCAGGCGAGCCTCTGGCGTGCAACGGCGTACCAAACCACGGCGATTTCACCACCATTGACGTGGCCACGCTGGGCCGTGTCGACGCGCTCGTTGGCGGCACACCATGTCAGGCATTCTCGTTCGCGGGTCGGCGGCTTTCACTCGCGGACGCCCGCGGCAATCTTACTCTGGCCTATGCGGTGCTTGCTCATGAACTTGCGGAAAAAAACGGACTCCGAAACGCTGTTTGGGAGAACGTTCCCGGAGTCCTCTCAACCGACGACAACGCCTTCGGTTGTTTCTTGGGAGCGCTTGTCGGGGCAGATGATCCCTTGCTTCCAACTCCGAAGCCCGCTGGCAAGCGAGGCAACGACGCGTGGACCTACAGCAATGAGATCGACGACATCCGCCCCGCATGGCCTGACGCAGGTATGGTTGCCGGGCCTCTCGCACGGGCAGCTTGGCGGGTTCTCGACGCTCAATATTTCGGCCTGGCCCAACGACGCGAGCGTGTGTTCGTTGTCGTCGATTTTGGAAACGGGGCCGATCCCGCAGCGGTACTATTTGAGCCCAAAGGCATGCAGGGGAATTCTCCGCCGCGCCGCGAAACGGGGGAAAGAGTTGCCGGAACTATTGCTGCGCGCACTCAAGGCGGTGGCGGACTCGGAACAGATTTCGATCTTGACGGAGGATGTGTCCCTCTCGCATTCGGAGGAAACAACACTCTAGGACCGATCGATATTTCAACCGCGATCAACGCACATGGTGGCCCCGCTGGGCGATTGGATTTCGAGAGCGAAACATTCATCGCGTTTCAAGGATGCGGCACGAATCTCAGTATTGGCGAAATCAGCGGGACGCTCGCGATGAACTGCGGCAGCGCCGCAGGGTGCGCTCCGATGGTTGCCCACACATTGCGCGCTGAAGGCTTCGACGCCAGTGAGGATGGGACAGGGCGCCGCATTCCACTTGTACCCGTTGCGATAGCGTTCGATTGCAAAGCCTCAGGACGTAACGGTTTCGGCGTTGGTGATATCGCGCCGACATTGCGCGCCATGGGACACAAAGACAGCCATCAGAATTCGGGCGGTCAAATCGCTGTGCAACAAGGGTGGGCCGTGCGTCGTCTAACGCCCGTCGAATGTGCCCGCCTGCAAGGCTTCCCAGATCATCACTCACGCATTCCATGGCGCGGCAAGCCCGCCGAGCAATGCCCTGATGGCCCGCAATACAAAACCTTCGGCAACTCGATGGCCGTCAAGGTCATGCGGTGGCTTGGGGAAAAGCTCGAAGCTGCCTCCGCTCTCGATAAAGACAGAGGCGCAGGGACTCTATTTGCAGAAGTGAGGGAGTAACCGAATGGCCAGCACGAGCATCCTCCCGGAAACTGTCTCGCGGATCGAGAGCGTGGTCCCAACCTCGCCGCCTGCAACCTCCCTGGAGCTTTGGCAAGGCATGGGCTGTCGCATCTCGCATACGCAGATCAAGACCGCGTTGAAGCTTCTCGTTGATGACGGGCGAGTTCTCCGATCATCAGAGCCGCATCGAGGCACAGTTCGCTATCGCTACACACGGATGAGTGCATGATGGATCAACATTCAGACTTCGTCGCGACAACAGAAACAGTTGACCGGTTTCTCGCGCGGATCGAGATCAAGCCGGCAGGCGGGCGCCCGCCCTGGACTGAATTCGAACTCGAAGTATTGCGCCAGAACTATTCCAGCGGAGGGGCACCACGTTGTCGTCAATTGCTGCCTGACAGGCGCATTGGCGCAATTCGTTGGAAGGCGCGAAAGCTCGGCCTATGGGCACCAAAGAACGACGGCCGCGCCGAGCGATGGACAACGACGCAATTCATTGACGATGCAATCCGCCGCTACTATGCGAACTCGCCCAAGCGTGGAGGGCTTGCGCGTCTTGCGCATTCGCTTTCTCGCCCGCCCGCATGGGTCTCAGCGCGAGCGCGGCGGCTGGGGATTACGCGCGAGAAGTTCCCATGCAGGCCATGGTCGGAGCCTGAAATCGCACTGCTGCGCCAGCACGCAGCTAAGATTCCCGGCAACATCGAGAAGATATTTCTTCGCAAGGGATTCAAGCGCACCACTGGCGCCATCGCGCGGCAGATCATCGTCCTTCACTGCGATCGCAGCGACGACGATCACTATACAGCCTCAGGTCTAGCCGGGCTCTTCGGCGTGCAAGTCAGAACCGTATCGGGCTGGATCGAGAAGGGCTGGCTCAAGGCGCAGACGCGCGGCACCACGCGCCAGAACGACATCTATCACATTCACCACGCAGCCGTGCGCCGTTTCGTAGTCGAGAACGTCGGCGCGGTCGATATCCGGCGCTGTGACAAATTCTGGCTGATCGATCTTGTGGCAGGCAGCAAATGATCGAGCCCGCCCCCAACAACCCCGCCACATGGCGACGCATCAAGGCCGGCGCAACGGGCGATCAACTCGGCTGGCCTGAAGACCGCGTTGCACGTATCTGTCGCGACCATGGGTACGAATATCGGCCCGTTGGCAAGCCTGCACCCGTCGTTGAACCGCCTCAAGAACCTGCGCAGATTAGCGCCGCCAAGGCCGACAGAAAGCTCAAACGCGCAGCCAAGGTCAAAAGCGACGCGCTTGCCGCTGAGCGTGCGAAGTGCGCCAAGATGCCAGAAGGGCAGCCGGTCTGGAATTACATGACCGGGGAATTCAGTTGCGGTTCCGTCCTGATCGCTATCGGCGGCACACAGCAAACCCAGATCCTCTCTCGCCTGTTCAATCTCTATAGCGTCGATCCGGACTACTTCGCTGAAGGCGATGAACTTGCCCGCTTGATCAAGACCTCACGCGAAAGTGTGCGCGGCATCTGCTGGTATCTCTCGCGCAAGATCGTCTCGACGGGTTGGCAGATTCAGCCGGTAAGAGCGCGCGGCGGATATCGTCTTGCGAGGTGTGAGCGATGAGCGAATCCACCCGCCACAAATGGGACTACGACAACGAGAAGCGCATTGCCGCATGCGACTCTGAATCGGGCTGCGATCAGAACGAAAAGCCATGCTGCCAATGCAAAATCACGAAGATCACCATCCATCAGCCTGACGGGCAATACGTCAGAGCCTGGCGACATCCGAATAATCCGATGCAGTTCGTGTGCGAGCACACGCCGCCGTGCATTGCAAGGGGCGACACAGTCTCGATCCGCTGACACTTCCGTTTCAATCCTGTTGCGTAGCGTTCGAACCGAAAACACTCGCAAGAAAGAGACGCTACTGTCTATGGCTCCATGGCGAGAAATCAGCGCTTACAGCGCAGACCAGGAAGCGTGCCGCAAGTTGGCGCGACGGGTCTTCGACGTCTACGGCACCGCTCTCAGCGAATGGGAGACGACGTTCCTCGAAAGCATCGCGCGAAACAGTCGCGCCGACAAATTCTCCACGCGCCAAGCGGAAAAGCTCTTGCAAATTCGAGACGATCTGATGCCCGTCGATGTTCTTTTAGGCTTCAATCTGAGCACCGTATTACAGCGCTGTTTCGAAGCCCGACTGGATCTAACCGACGACGAAGAGCCATGGCTCGTTGAGCTTCACAACAAGGGCGACAAATACTTCCGCATGCGCGACGGTCGCCGGCTCTTGGGTTGTGCCAAACGCCTCGGGCTGATCGAGGCTGCGCGATGAGCATCCAAGCCGTCGCATGGGCGCTGGAACAGGACATGCCGGCCAGGCCGAAGCTGGTCCTGGTGTCGATCGCCAATCATGCCGATCATCGGACCGGCTACTGCTGGCTTAAGGCCGACACAATCGGCGAGGAAGCCGCATGCTCGGCGCGCGCCGTGTTCAACTTCGTCGGCGATCTCATCCGTAACGGCTACATCCGGAAGGAGCTGCGCAAGGCCGAAGACGGCAAGCAGCGCGCCAGCGACTACTGGATTATCTTCGATCGAGCGCCGGCCGAATGGATAAGCGACAGAACGCAATCGACCGCGAATGAGGAAGAACCGGCAAGTAGCGAGCCCGATGAAATCGAGGTCGCGGACGCAATATCTGGTGAGCCGTCGGCACGCCATGCCGACGGAAAAAATACCTCCGAACCAGCCTCCGAGCCTGTGGAAATGTCTCCCTGTGCATCCGGTCCGCATGCACCTGCGTGCATGCGGAAGAGTCTCGATGAACCTTCCAAGACTAAACCATCCAAGAAAGAAAAGGATTCGGGGAGCCAATTCGCAGCCGCGCCCCGAAAATATCATGCGCCACCGCTAGTGCCCCAAGGCGCGCTGCATCCCGATGCCGCAAAACCGATATTCGTCTACATGGGAACACCAGCGTGGGACGCTTGGATGGCGCACAAACTCGCGACTGAGCGCGTTCGCTGGACGCTGACGAAAACGATGATCATCGACGGCGTGAAGCGAACCGGATGGTGGTTTCCAACGCTATTTCCACCACGCCGAGAGACCGCGAGCGAGTCTGGCGAGTATGATGATCCCGAACTAGCTGCGTTGCAAGAAAGCCGCATGCACCGCTGACATTCTGAATTTTACACGCAACGAAGAGGGACATAGGGAACATGCTGATGGCAACGGAAAAGCTCGAACAGTCAGCGGACCTTCGTTCATTGATCGAGCGTTGCGACCCGGTTGTTGATCTGCGCTATTTCGTGATGCTCACAGAGCCGAACAAAGAGCTTCGCGCGGAACGGAACCTGAAAGACATGGGCTTTGACCCGTTCGTGCCGAAGGAAACCAAGCTCGTAAACTACGGAGTTCGATCCGGCCGAACGAGCGCGACGCGCAAGCGCGAGGTGATCAAGCCATTGTTCCGTGGCTACCTCTTCCTGCCTCTCAATCGTGGCTGGAGGTTCGGTCCGATCTACAATTGCGATGGGCTGCGCCAGAACGGCCGATGCTTCTACGTTCGGAACGGGGAACACGTCATCCTGTGCCCTCGCGATGTCGAGTTGCTGCGCCAGGCCGAGCGCATCTCGGCTGAGCTGGCCAAGCCTGGTTCCGTGTACAAGCCAGGTCAGCCCGTCAGGATGGTGGAAGGCCCGTTGGCCGATATTGTTATGAAGATCATCAGGCTTGACGACGACGGGCGAATCGAGTTGTTGTGCGAACTCTTCAACGGAAGTTCCAAGCAATACGCCTCCGTAGACCAGATCGAGCCAGCCTGAACAGCCGAGAGGCTGAGTCGCCAAGGCGACACGCTAGGAAATCAGGACCTAGCGCGCGGTCAGATACCGTCTGACCTACTGTTGGGCGGCGTCACCCCAGTCAATAAGCCCGGCCATTGTGCCGGGCTTTGTCGTTCATAGGGTATGGGAACCATATTGATCATCATTGTCGCTGGTATCCTCGCTTTTACTTTCGCAGGGGGCGCCACGATTGTTTTGCTGATTTGGTTTGGAGACTTGCTGCCCCTGCTGGTGAAGCAAATCGCGTTCTCGATGCGACGCTCACTGTCTTAAGTAGATGCCATCGAAACCCCAGAGCTTCAGGCCCTCACATCTTGGAACACTAGATCAAGCCAAGCGCCAAGCCGAGATAGATCGAGGCAGCGCACGCGAGCGCGGATACGATACCCGATGGGATCACAGGGCAAGAGGGTTCAGGCGTGAGCATCCGTTGTGCTTAGGGTGTGAAGCGGTTGGCCGCGTCTCTGTCACTGACGTTGTAGACCACATCATTCCACATAAGGGCGACCAGCGCCTGATGTGGGACGAGCGCAACTGGCAACCCTCGTGTAGGCCGCACCATGACGTGGTCAAGCGGCGCATTGAGCGGCGCTTTGCCCAAGGCAAGGCGTCAGTGCTCGATCTGAAATTAAATTCAATAATGGCAATGGAACTTACTCGTACCCTCCTATAGGGGGGGGGTAAAAAGTCCGAAACCCTTCGAACCGGGAC